AACTCTTTTCATAGCAAGTACCTAGTTCCAACTTACTATTGGCAAACATAACTCTACAATACATTAGTTGGATTCCAAAACACATTTACAAAATAATTTCTTATTTTTTATTATGTTTTGTTTTTGCTATTTTTAGGTACTTTTTAGGGTCTTTGATGAGAATAATTTAAGGCGGACGGTCTGCCTTCTCAATAAACCCCCCCATATAGCAAAACCCAGGGTTTTAGAGACAATCCACGGGTTTTGTTTTATAATGTGTATTAAGTTTTTAGAGTATGCCCGTTTTAATTAGTCGTCTTTGGAAGTCTCTTGCTAGCTGCTGCCTCAGTGCAGGATCTGAGAATATTTCAACATCTCCTAGATCGGCACCTACTGGCAGGTCTTGCATTAAGTTTATAATTTCTTTATTCTTTTTATTCTTCTTGCTGTATCCATATAGGGCCCCTGCGCCGGCACCCAGCAAGGCGCCTAGGGCCGAACTAAGTCCTATATTGGTGTCTCCTTTAAATGCTCCTAGGGCTCCAACGCCACTGCCGATTCCTCCGCCTAGCAAGGCTCCCAAGACTCCAGTGCCCATCCCTGCCCAATACGGACTAGACAAGCCGGAAGATATAGGGTCGCCCGAGGTAGGGTACAAGGCAGACATAATCTTGGCTTTCGCCTGATTGATTTCAGCCTGCTCTTCTTTAGTAAAATACCTCTTGCAGCCGAATCCTGGAGTGCACTTGATTGGAACATCGACTATGGACTTAGACGAAGATATTTGTGCTTTCTTGTTGTGGCTTGTCATATGTGGCTTCTTACCTTCTCTAGGTTGCGATTCTGCTCGTCTTTTTTGAGCTACGGCTTTTTTCTTTTCAGACTTGGACATTGACTTTGTCGTTTCTGGGGTTGCTTTGGAAATTCTTTTAGAGGGTCGACATTTAGGATATCCAGACTTCTCATCGGCATCAGATCTTCCACATGGGGGGTGTTTTCCTGACTCGTCTTTTTTGGATATGTCAACCCATTTTTCCTTGAACCATCTTCTAAGGTTTGCCTTTTTTAAATTAACTTTGTCATTAAAATTCATTTTGACATTCCTTTTGCAAATCCTGACACAAACTTATTCCAAGATCCGGAGTTTTTATTCATCAACGGCACGTTATTAAGTTCCAACATCATCTTGCTAGTTCTTCTGTCCACGTAAGCTTGCACGTCGTCTCTAAATTGAAGCTGGTTCTGCACCATCATCTGCATCTCCACTGTGTCAGTGGCATAGGATTCTATGTTGGCAATATAGTCCTTGTCGCCCATTTCCGCTATTTTTAAAAGTGCTGGTGGGGGGCGGTAAAGACCCAGCTCTTTGCATATCTCCCCCATGTATCTGCGCACTTCGGGGCTGAATCTGTAGGGAGTACTGGGGTCCAGCATTGTCAGCTCAGTTACCGCCCATGCGCATTCGTATGGATCGGCTACATCAAATACGTCATAGCTCATTGGCGTTCCGCTTAGAACGTTAGCACAGTTTATGAACGTGGACACGTCGGCATGGACTAGATCGGTCGTCAAGGAGTTCCAAAGGGCCCATACCTTATCAGTGTTTACATCGGGGATGTCAGATACTGCAAATCCCTCTTCAAGCTCTTGGCGGAAGGCCTGGGGATCCATATCAAAGATTTCTTGGCCGTACGAGTCCAAGACCATAACGAGGAGCGTGGTACCAACGGTGTCTCGACTTTTCCACAGTTGCTCATAGGTCCTTTGAGATGTGACAGACTTTACAGGCATACTGTGCTTTATCTAATATGGGATCACCAACTCATCCGTTCTCTCTATTTCTTCTTTTATACTGCGGAAATGGGGAGGTAACCTTACTGAAGCGGATTCTTCGGGGCCTCCTGTTTAATTAGCCTATTCCCTTCGGCTGCAAGGCTCTTAAGGTATTCTGGATTGGAAAAAACTGGCTTCCCATCTGGACCTTCAGTGTAGTGAAATATGTCCCCCGTGGGATTCTTAGGGGTTTGTCTGTACGCAGCACGATTCCAAAGAGCTTCGTCATCCTGCAAATACCACCTTTTACCAAAGTAAGGCTGATTAGGATTAAACGGATTCACAACATCAATATCGGGGGTTTCCTTTAGGAACTCTTCACTAACACCGGGGAAACTGCTGCCAAATTGGACGGGGGGCTTCTTATTAAACATATTAGCCCACGCCTCCGGGTTCTTGACAAACCGTTTTGGCAGACTTTGAGCAAATGAAGCTATGTCCCCCCCTGTGGCAGTGTTGTAATACGCTGCAGCTGTTTCGGCATCGGGGAAGGCTTCAAGCCCCGGCATCTTATACGGATTTAGTAACATTCTGGCTTGGTACCGCTCAAACTTCTCTGGAGCCATGCTTACAGCAGGTTTCCCTTCCGCGTGGAAGCCAGTGCCTCCAGAATAGTCGTACCTCATTTGTGGCTGCTGCTGTGGATAACGCCATGGGAGCAGCGACGGTCTCGGGTCGTAGCTCCGCTTCAACATGTGCTGAGAGAGCTTTAATAAATTATTTGCAACTTTGATCATATTGTATTTTACCTTCTTTATTAGAGCCTAAACAGAGCCTATCGGGACCGCCACCGCATACCAGGCAAAAGCTGTCTCGATTGTCCGTGGTAGAAGTCTTTTAGTCCTCTAGGGTCGATATGTAATGGCGATTTTTTATCATTTAGATCAAAACTAATGCTTGGCCCATCTGCTCCATTAGGAAAGGCAAGGCGGTGTCGTTTGCTGTCGTCGTAGCTACCGTCAGCCCTCAGATCGCTGTTGCCCATACCCACCATGGTATTCACTGCCATTGCATACTGCTCTGGTGTGAACTCACTGCTGATGGGACTCCAGTCGTTAGTTGGACCCCTGCTGTCTTTCCACGGATCTAAGCGTCTTTGCGGGGCTTTAAACACGGTCGGGCCAATACCCGCAGCCCACCGCGTCTCGTCGTCCATGCCCCTAATGTAATATGACTGCGGGAACATCCCAACTGGGGCTAATGCCGGGTGTAAGGGGTCGGTACTGTGGTTAACGAATTGAGGGCTTTCTGATGAAGCCTTAAACCTTAACATACGTTTAATATTATTGGCAACTTTGATCATATTGTATTTTACCCCCTTTCCTTAGGCATCGGGTTTATGTGTACAAGTCCTTATTCGGTATCTGGTTGATCCCACATGTCCTTATTCATCCACGGATAAATATAGGCTCCGGTTAATCCACCAGTGGCTGCACCCGCAATGCCTCCACCCAATAAGGTGGCAAGATTTGTCCGAGCAGTGCGAGCTCGCTGATATGCATTTGCCATCATAAGCCCCCCCGCTGCGCCACTGAGAGCGCCTATTAATCCTCTTCTAAGTCTATTGGGTTTGGATTGTCGGGTTATGACATCCGCCTCTCGTAATCCCTGCAGCATGTTCGACCCCGCTCCAAGAAGCGCACCAAGGCCACCCGCCCCCAATCCTCTTGCCAAAATTACGGGAATATTGTTAGACAGTATGCCGCTCGGCTCTAAAATAGTCAATCCAGACCCCAACGCGGCACCTGAAATGCCCCCCATTGCTGCACCTGTAAGGGCACGACGAAGATAATTCACCTTTCGCTTTTTTTTCTCTTTTAAATCGTCGTAGTTTGCGTTTTCTGTGCTTTTTGCAAACTTAACTAAACATATTGTGTTTAAATTATTTGCAACTTTAATCATATTTTTCCTTTACGTAATTGTTGGCAATACTTTGTTCGTATTGGTGCCTTGCTTTTCTAGCTTTGACAGCAGCCAATCCCGCTTGAGCATCAAGCGAATCTATTTTAGCTTGCTCTTTCTTCTCATGCATCCGAGCCTCGAATGAAGCATCGTCTTCATTTGGAGCCATGTCGGAACCCGTCGTCTCTTGAGATGCAGGCATAGCGCCGTATCCCATCATTGCATTCCCTTCCTTAAATATTCGGTCAGCCAACCCGTATGTGGTTTCCGGTATGTAGCCTGCGGTTTTGATGGCTAACTCAAATCTCATAGCTTCTGGCTTAGGCATGGTCGGTATGATTTCGGCAGCTTTGCTGCGGTCGATGTTCAAGCCGTCCGTCTGGCAGTAGTGAAAGAAATCATCCCCTGCGATCTTCAGGCCTTTTTCAAGTTGATGATCGCTGATCTTCGTCAAGTCTACTGGAGTGCCGGTGGTAAGGTGCACTACGCCGTCAGCTGCGGACGCAGCCTTGGTGAGATTGACTCTGAAGCATACGTCTATCGGATGGTGCACTGCCGAGCCCCACTTTGAGTTCAGACCGTGCTTTACGTCAAGTGCCTCAAGGCAGTTTACAATGATGTCTCCATTTTGGCACAACTCGAATGGACGCGTATTGAGATCGTTGGCAACCTTCAGCAGCTCGTCCTCGAGCTCTGACCACTTAATCGTGGATATACCACTAAGGCGGTCAGTGATTGCAATGGCTATCTTGCAGTTAAGGTTTGAATAGGTGTCTGAGTTGGCAAGTTTATCAATATATGATGCTGTCTTTACCCCTAGCTTAAATACGTTTGCCTTTGCCTGCAGCTTTGCAGCTGCCTTCTTTTGAACTTTGACTGGAAACTTAAATCTATTTTCATATAGCCATTCAGCGCTAGCCGTGGCTGCCTCCTTGGTATGATCCGGGCACCTTTCTATTTTTACGCCTTTATGATCAAATGTTATTGCGTAAGACGCCGGAATAGTCTGCTGCTCAAACGCAGACTTGAGAGACTTTATGTCTTCCGATATACCCCATACTCTTGCTGCATTTAATAATTTTACTTCAGCTTGTTTACCTATCGCTAAAGTGTTACACTGATTGCCATAGAAATAAAGAGCAGAGCACCAGCAATCAGACTTGCTATCAAGGGCAAACTTCTTGTTTACGCTATCAGCAAAGCATTCGGAATTCTTTACCGCAGCATCATCCTTGGTTGGAATATTTGCAGACTTGACGTATTCAGGCATTGCCACTTGCTGTATAAACGCATTATAATACTTTTTAGAGACGTCATCAGTTATGTCAATCCAACGAATCATAGATGGTGTTCCTTCGGAAGAGTTTTACTCGGCCTTCCATTATACAAAAATTCTGAAACTTTTGGGTTATGACGGCACTGCCAAACCTGGCAGCTATGTTAGATGCACTAAGTGTAAAACTGCAAGTATGTATGTCTCTGCCCTAATACCTTTTGGGGGTTGGATGTACTGCGATAAATGCAAGATTTCATGTGAAGGACTACGACTATACGGGCAAGCTTACAAAATCTTAAATCCAAACGACTTAGTCTACAAATTAGCCGAAGAGCTAAAAATAAAAGACTTGTCTACGGAGAATTTGATCAACTACTCTACATTTTATAACAAATATTATGAAAAAGTGCTAAAAGTATGGGAAATTGCCCGCAACAATATGTTTCCAACCGCCAACAGGTTTGCAACAAGCAGGCTTAGCGAACTTAATCTTTGGATGGGGCAAGAGGTCTACAATCGTGGCTTTACAGATTGGTTTGGCTATGCCTATAAACATGAAATAGAGGAGCTGCTAGAAGATAAGATTCATGGCTTTGGAAAGGCTACGGAAGGTCTTTTAGTCATTCCTTTTTATTTAAAACCTGGATTTATTTCTGGTTTTGGCTTTATAGGAAACAAAGATCAACTTAACTATTTAAATGTATTAGATGGGCACTACCCGGGATACTGTGGTTTAAACTCTTGTCACAAAGATTCCTCGGAAGCCGTATATGTCTTAGACCACCCGCTTCAAGCTGCCAGGATAGTCCAAAAGTGTACTGTAGAAAGATATAATAAACTATCTGTAGTGGCAAAGTCTCCAATAGGTCAATTAGACCCCCTATTGCTACCTAAATCCACCGTTGTTTGGACAGACGCTGCAGATACTGCTTTTTTAAAGATGTGTATAAGGTCTAAAAACTTTAAAGTCATGATAGACGACACTCCATACGTATGGAGGCCTGTAGAAAAAATTTCAAAACTGTGGGAAGGCAGCTTCATGCCTAAGATTCATAAGCAGATATCTGAGAATAACTTGATGGACCCCTTGGACTTTCTTACCGCTGAGCTGATAACTATGGGCGGCGCAAATGCAAGAAACGCTGTAGATGCGATGGAGTTGTCCGCATTTCAAAAAAACTTAATTCTTGCGTCTTGTTCTGAGACTATCCAAGAAGAGATGAAAGACATCTTAGGCAAAGTGGTTACGTCTCAGCCAATTATGATTGATAAGAAAATGGTGTTTGAAAAAGATGGAAAGCTGTGGATGCAAGGTTCCAGAGAAGTGGCAGATGAACTTATATGCAATGCCATAGTAAAGATTACAAATATATGCAGATCTAAAAAGGATGGCAAAGCATCTTTGTTCGGTAAGTTTTTATTTGAAGGCAAGGAGGTAGCATTTCAAATGGAGGAAAAATTCTTAGAATCAGATCCTGCCAAGGCTCTTGCTTTTATTTCTGTAAACGCCGGCATATCCAAACACCCATTTCTCCTGGATTCGATATCTAAAAAGTATTTGGACATAATACTTAGGCTTAGTTCACCAGAGGTACATGCTGTGCAGAACTACGTTGGCTATGATTCTGACACCGGGAGGTTCAATTTGCCCAAGATGTCAATCGACCCCCATCAAATAAAAATCGGAATTCCTTTTGTAATGGGGGATGTGGATCCTCCGTGTACGTCTTTGGCCATGGATCTCGGTGTAACCATAAAGTCTGTGGCTAATCTGTTTGACTACGGCCCTGAAACAGTAGCTTACATGGCAGGCATGGCTTCCACAATCTCTGGAATACATGCTGTAATCAACGAATCCTCTAGGACTAATACTTTATTCGTAGGCAACAAGGGGTCGTTGGCAGAATACGTATTTGATGTGCTAAGAATAGATCTTGGACTGGATAGTGTAGTGCTGCACTCCAAGAACGATATGGAACACGCCCAAGCATTGGCCACTTTGCACCATGTCCCAATAGCGATAGATGGGAATAGATCTAAGCCTAAGCTGCTAGCTCAATGGCTTGAAGGGCAGGGATTGAACAGTCTGGTTGTGGCGAACTCAATGATGGCCTCATCTATAGCCGCCGACAAAGATTGGTCTTTTGTAAGAGCCGATACGCCATTTTCTTACGAAACTAAGGCTTTGATAAACAGCGAAAACGTATTCCCATTCTTCATGCAATACTCTCTTACCATAAAGCACAATGGGCCCCATAGTTTTCTGGACAATCTAAAGTATTTGGCTAAATCATTGAATAAGTCTACCGAAATGATAGATGCCGCAAAAGCCATGGTTTCAACGAAGGGCTATATAAACAGTAATTCTGCTGCAGCACACCTGATAAACTTCATACACGAAGGTGTAGAAGGCGGAATATTTAAGACGTTTACCGGAGATAGCACCAAAAAGCGCTACGTTATACTTAAAAACCCCATGGAAGACACAGTGGCCGTTGATTTGACCAATCTATTGGGTCAAATGAGGTACTATAACATACCGGTAGTGACTTGGGAATCAGCTGTTATGCAACTAAAGGAATTAGGAGTGCAGAATATGAACAAAGATGGCATATCCTCGCTAGTGTTTCCTAAGCCCGTATGGAACACTTTAGTGTCCGCAATAAAGAGGCTAAAGGGGCTAAGAAAAGCCTCCCTAATCAATCTATTTAAAGCCACATAGTATGTTAAAATAATATAGTGTCTGTTAGCTATACATTAGCTGAAAAATGTCAGGCTAAAATAGCCCAATTATTTTGTTAACATATCTTGGTGGTCGTTTTGCCACCAAAGCATACCTTTCGTCGTCTTAATTTAAATCTAAGTTTAAATTAAGACGACGAAAGGTATACAAAGCAATACATACTATCAACTTTATTAGGCTTAACTATTAGTCAAGGTCTGTGTTGTTGTAGTATGCAGACGGATTTCCCAGGTGTGCGTGCTCATCGCCGTCTAAAACTTCGTCTAACAGATTTGGAATGAGCTCGGGATATCTTCTCCACAGCGTTATTACGGCAAATGCTACTGCGTGTAGAAAGTCATCCGGCATTCCCGGGTTTCTGCGTATGTATCTGCGCTCAGTGCCGAAAATACTTTCGCTGTTTTCCTCGTAAACAGCCAAAAAATGGTCCATTATGTTCTGGCCGGCCAAGTCCAACATGCTGTCATACTGGGGAAATCGTATGTTTTTGTTCTTTATGGCTAGGCAAACTGCCGCTATTACTTTGCTTTTGTCTAAGTTGTAGTAGCTTGTAGGGTTTATGTCGGTCGGCGGCACGAACTGCAGCATGGATTTTATGCTTCCGCTTGCAGCATATCTGCAATTGATGAGCCTGGAGTCGGGAACTCCAATGCTTCTCATAATGCTGAGCCTTACTTCTCCTGCAACAGCGACGTCATGGGAAATTGCGGTGCACTTAAACTGATTGGCGATGTCTATGACCTCTTTGGTCTCAAGCACTGAGTCCATCATTGGAGGAAACACATGGCCAAACATTATGTCTATTTTGCCTTCGGGCATGTAACAAGCTACTGCGGCAGCTGTCATTGACTGAAATCTTGTTCCTTTTCCTCCCCAGTCCACTCCAAGCACTCTGTCCACGTATTTAAACGCGTTAGCTGCGTTGTCCTTGGAGTTGGCCTCAAGCACTCCGACGGCTTTAAGATCCGTCTGACTTACTAGTCTCTGACCTTCATCGCATGCCTCCCCTAGCACTTCGTTTATGAAAGTCGCTGGAGATATCAGCTCTCTTTTCAAAATCAACGATCTCCAGTTTTTTGGGTTTGCATAGTGAACCGGAGCCACCACCTGGGGGACGTGATAGCTAGGAAAGCTACCAGACCTCTCCTCATACCTATGCACCCAGAATCCATTCTCCGGCTGCAACAAACTGTGGCATTTGGCACAGCACAGCCCTTCCGGACGAATCATTTCCATAACTCCAAGCCCAGGTCCTGAGCCTTCTACGGTCGGTATGTTCCAGTGATTGCAAGACAGGCACTTCATGAACCACTCGGCCTGGGACGACTGCAGCCTAAGTTGCTCTATGACGTTGTCTACGGTTTTGCTGGTGCCTGCATACATCTCAGATCTTCGCTCAGATGCAGACATACACTCTCGCACGATGTCCAAGAATTCTGGGTTAAGATCCTGTATCTCATCCATTCGTATGCCGTCCACAGACAAACCACGAATTCTGTCCACCGATAACTTTGCAAAAGAAAACCATAGCTCTGACCCATTTTTAAAAGTCTTTTGCATCACTGAATCCACACAAGTATCGTCCATGAGCATGGACTTAATGTAAGACTCATGTACAAACTGTCTTATGTATTGGTGGCTGAATCTGCGGATCTGCTCGAACTGAGGAGCCATGTAAAGAACTTTGAAGCGGTTTATGGACGCTGCCTGTAGGACTCCTTGAGCCGCAATGTGCGTGGACTTACCGACCTGGCGAGCGCATACCAGCAAGGTCCTATCGGGAAGATTAGGGTAGAAAAGGGGCTCAAAAAATTTGTGCTTTACTAACGTGAACGGGCGACCGTTTAATCTGAGCATTGAGGTGAGGTGAATAGGCGAAAACTGGTTCATGTTCAGATACATTTTCATGAACTTGGCAAAGTCATGCATGTTGAGACGACTGTACATCTCTTTCAATTTCTCTGGAGACATGGTGAATATCATGTTGTCTATATCATCTATCTGACATATAGACTTCATATTATTAGCCATATCTACAACCCACTTGGGGGCCAAAGAGGTTAGATCCGTTTTCGGCTTTTGATCGTTAATTTCTTCGGAGTTATTCATGCAATCATATGAAAATCCAGTAGATGCGCTAATAGGACTGAGTAAAGATTTCCTTATAGCTGTTTACAGGCTGGTTGTCTCTTTGGCTATCAGCATAATCGTATTGGGCAAGTTTGTTTTTGACAACTTGTACCAATTAGTAGATAATGATAAAAACAAATGAGAAAGTTAGTATATGAAACTATAAAAAGTAAAGGTAAATCTTGCTCCCACTGCTATGTATTCTTCTTTTGGTCTTAATAAATGAACAAAATCGTAAAATCAGAATCTCCTGACGAATATCTAAAAAGAGTCGGCATAGAGGCTTTTGATCCTTCACTTGTTGCTAAGGATCCCATGCCTACATTAAATCTTAATAAACTTCCAAACTTCAATCAATTAAAGGAATCCCAAAATTCTTCAGATTGCAACCAATGTAAGTAAAGGTAAATCTTGTTCCCACTACTATGTCTTCTCTTTATCATTTTTCTGTTCGTTGACCCCTGTACCACAATACTTATAGCCCTGATAGGGTTATGGAGTTACTCAATAATTAAGGAAAAAATGTGATTGAATGGATATTCATTGTTATTCTTTCAGCGATAATTATTGGCAGCATGTCCTACATGGTTGTATGGGGCATGCATAATTTTGAACTGACCGTTAACACTATTATGATGTGGGCCGACAGGCAAGAGACTTTTTTGCAAAAGATGATATCGTGTCCCGTATGCCTAAGCGTGCAGAGCACGATAGCCTTGACCTCGCTTCACTGCCTTGCATTTAATCTAGGCCTGTGGACATGGATGTGCGTTGCGATACTGGGATGCCTGGTAGCGCTGGCTCTGATAAAGACAGACCCTTTGATGAATTCAAAATAATGGACAAAAATGTGGCAATGCTTTGGACAGAAGCGCTAAGATGCAAAGAGTTGTTCAACAGATATATGTCCTGCTGATCAAGTTAAACAATGAATCTGGCTGAAGCCTTGGGCTTCTATCAGACCGCATAGATAACAACTATCAAAAAATGTAAAAATGCCAAAACCAATACTAGCGTTCTGCGCCGACTTGCAGGCCAGGGAGTCTGCCTACCGTTCTGTTAAGGAACTCAAAGGCGACGACCTGTATGCCTTAAGCCAAGTCATAGACTACTGCAATAGAAATTGGGATCGTGGGGAGCCCCTGCACATGATAATGGGTGGCGATCAAGTCGACACCCCCACTATAAGCGACGAGCACACAGTGGCCCTAAGGAAAGTGTTGCGCGGAATCCCGGGGCACAGATGCCTTTACGTGGACGGCAATCACGAAAGAGGATTTAAAAGGCTGTCGTTGGAAGGCGGCGATGCAGCAGTGGCGCAGCCCATGGAAGGCCGCGTTTTTGACATCGCTGGATACAAGGTCGCAGGATATAACTGGCGTACCCGACGTCAGTGGGAATCATACCTTGAAACCGACAAGCTAGTAGAGGCGGACATATTAGTCTTGCACGGTTTTGCATCCCAGGTAGTGCCTGCGCTTGGACTTCCTCCTAACGAAGCGCCGCTGTGCGACATGGATCTTGAATGGTTTGACGGAAAGTACAAAATTGTCCTGATGGGTGACATCCATGTGTCCTGGGACTGGCGTGGGCCCAAAGGCACAAGATTCCTGTACTCTGGCTCAATGTGGATGCATCGTCTCGGCGAGCCTGAGGCAAAGTCATTCCTGGTCGTGAATGACGACTTGAGTATAGAGAAGGTGCCATTCAGATGCAGGCCCTTTCTCAAAACAGAGATGAGGTCTAAGGAGGACATCGCCAGAATTCAAATCTGGATTGACAACTGCTCCGAACTGCCCTATGTTTCCGATATGCAGCAGCACATGGGCAGCATTCTTCCCCGATTGCACATCACGATACCGTCGGAAATGACTTCAGAGCTAGCAGCTGCCATAGGGAGATTCAAACAAAAAGCGTTTCTATTTGAGAAAGTCGACATATCTCATGACATAGACCTCACCGAAGTCAAGGGGTCCTTATCCGAGAAGGTCGATCTGGATACCGCTCTCGCTCAGCTTTTAGATGTTAAAGAAGAGTCGCAATCAGATGCAATGGAATTTGTAAAACAGGCAATGGAAATGGGGTTTGACAAAGCCGTAAGTAATTTAAAAGAAAAGGTACGAATATAATGGCATCAAATAAAAAGGAACCTACCATGAGTATTGTTGACAGAATCTTAAATGGCGAATTTGATGATAACAATGTGAAAATGCCCGAATATCTGGATCCTAAGTCTATTCCTGATAAGGATTCAGAAGATGTTGAAGATACTGAAGATACTGAAGATACTGAGGACGAAGGCTACGAAAGCGATGACGAATTTTACGAAAGTCCTGACGAATTTGAAGAAATTCCCTGTGAGGATATTGACGACTCTGATTCAATTACTAAAATGTCCGATGACGTTCCCTCCGATGAGTGGATGCAAGAGTACGTAAAAAAAAATGACATCAAAATTATTAATGAATTTGATTTGAGAAAGGCTGCGCCAGCTCCATACATAGAAAAGCCAAAGCAGTCCAAAGTAAGAGAAATCAACAAAAATAAAAACACCATGACAACACAAAGCAACAACGCCCCCAAGCAGTCCGCAAACACCACCTTGAACACGACCGACGCCTTAGCCTCGAAGCGTGGCGCTCCCCACAAGCTCAAACTTGTTCTGAACGAGGTAGTCCGCCTTTACAACGAGGGAGTCGGCGCAAAACAAATTGCCGAGAAGTACGGCGTCAGCGTTAGCTGTGTGATCAACACGCTGAAGCGCAACGACATCTCCATCCGTCCGAAGGGTCGTCGTAAGAGCGAAACCAATTAATACCAATAAACATGAAACTACTGTCCCTGAGGGGCAGGAACATCGGTCTTCTAAAAGGAGACTTTGAGTTTGAGTTTGACGATGCACTGACGGTGATAACCGGCCCTATAGGCTGTGGCAAGTCAACCATACTCACTATGATCCGAGCATCCCTTACCAATCTGTTTCCAGGGAATGCAAATAGTTGGGCCTCCTGGGGAACACCGCCTCAGGAGGCCTGCTATTTTGTTGCGTCCTGGCGCATAGGAAACAAGGTGCTGCACATTGCAAAGGCAGTGGCAGGAGAAAAGAAATTTGCTGCTCTAAACATACCTAGACTTAGGATAGAATACGATGACGGCAAGATCGAAGAGGTATTTGGATCCAAGGAGGCGTTGGAAAAGACGCATTCCCTTATTCCAGTGCCAGCCAGCATCATTGACGGTCACTTGATCGTCGACCAAGACTCCATCACCGCTCCAGTGTCCGTCACTCCTGCAAAGTTCAAGGAAATCATACATACCTTGACGAGGACCAGCGAGCTGGAGGTAATGCGTGGACAGGTGAGAGACCTGCTGTTGGCTATCACAGTGCCAGACGTCCATGTGCCTTTGCAGGAGGCCCAGGTGGAGAGAAACTTGGCTGAAGGTGAAGTCAACCGCTTACAGTCCGAGATATCAGATTTGATGGCTCAATATATCAGTCTTGATATACAAACCATTAATGTCAAGCTCGACGTGCTTGAGCAGCTGAAGAAGAACGACGACAAGAGAAATCAGCTTGATCAAAGGCTCAAAACCTGCAAGTCGGCGACCCTTCAGCTCCAAGCAGGACTCAAGGGCCAACAAGATAACCTGAGCTCCATGCTGGAGAAAAAAGAGTCTCTGAAAGTAGAAGCAGAGGCGGCTAAGAAAAATTTGTATTCAGCGGACATGCTCATTGCGGCCAATAACCGTATAGAGCTGCTAAAGACAAAAGCTTCTAAGTTGGCGGAGGAGTTGCAAAAGTGCATCTCCACTAAACCTGTCGAGCCACAGGAGAACAGGCCTGCCGATGGTGCAGAGATTTGGTTGCAGGACAATCTTAACGAGAAACAGCAGCAGCACTGCATAGCTGCAAAAAGATTGACATTGGTCGATCAGGGTAAGTGTCCTGAATGCGGGGCCGAAACCGCACTTTGCGCTCATGATCGCGCTGCTTTGTTTGCAGAAGTGCAGCAGCTTGCCTCTGGCGTAGAGTTGCTGATAGAAACGATAAAGCATGTGAAGGCGCTCAATAAGACGTGGGATACATGTGAAGCCGATCAAGCTTCGTACATCGCCTGCGTCCAGACCATCATGACTCAGGCGACTGAAGTAAACAAGGAGCTGGAAGATCTTGTGGCCACTACTCCTAAGATGACTCTTGAGATAAAGAAGACTCTGGCCAGGACGGTCAGCGATTTCGACATATTGGAAAAGAACATATCTACCATGGAGAACAGCGTCAGCGCCATAAACGGCCACATCCAATCTCAGCTAGCCTTGCAGGAATCCATAGCCAACGAGCTGGCGGACATACATCCGGCAAAGTACGACGAGCATGAGTATGCTCGTTTTACTAAGCTGCACCAGGATGCAGTCGCCATAAAGGATAAGGTGAACAGGCTGGACGGCAGCCTAGACACCGCCAAGTCGTCTCTTGAGCGAGCGGAACAGAAGTTGAGCCTGCAAGAGAAGCGTGCAGCATCCGTCAAGCCTATAGAGAGATTTAGAAAGGTACTGGACAAGGTTAATGAAGTTTTGATGAAGGACGGTCTACCTAGGCTGCTGTCCCTACATTACATGAAGATGCTCAATGACAGGCTTAAGTTCTACTTGAGCACAATAAATGCTGACTTTACTGCCCACATAGACGATAACCTTGAGTTCATGGCCACCAAGTCCAACGGACTGGTACATCATGCCAAAAGGCTGTCCGGTGGCCAGAAGCAGCAAGCCAGCGTTTGCTATCTGCTTGCCGTCAACGATGTGTTTGCAAGCACACTAGGAGTCTTGGCTCTCGACGAGCCTTCTGGAGCAATGCAAGAATCCAATTCCAGGGATCTTGCAGAAGCCTTCAACTATCTTGCAAAGATGGGCAGACAGACCGGTCGTCAGTTCATAGTCATCACCCACAGTCCTGCGCTTGCCGCATATGGCTGCAAGAACATCGCATTGGACGGTTCAGAGCAGGTGTAAAATTCAACAGGGGGAGGGGGCCTCCCCCTGTTGAAATATAGCTAGAATAATGAAAACTGCATCAAATCTGAATCTTCGATCCATTCTCAGCACCCCCATCACGAACAACATGGTTCATATCAATATCACAGAAGATGTTGCAGCTGCTATCAAGCTGATAGGAAAGGTAGATTTCACCAAAATTCAATGCGTCGACTCTGCTAAGTCAAAGCTGATTTATAAGAGGTTGTTTAACTTCCATCTAGTTCGTTCGCGGAATGGGTTTAATCGCTTCATGAGATATTACGACTTTAAATCTTTGATAAACAGTAACTACCTTATGGAAATCACGGAGATCTTCAAGAAGGCGCACGAACTAAATAACGGCATTTGCGTGACTGTCGTTGACGCAAACTATCTGTATCATTAATAAAACTAATAGAAGGTATATTGATGCAAAAAGTCACAGTGGAAAGAATAATGAGATTCCTTCGAACTCCGGAGGGCCCCCATAATGACATTCTAAAGAAAGAATTTCAGTACATCCACCGAACTCAAGTAAGGGAGCCTGGAAGGGCACCCAGATACGTGGGTAATCCGGTGGACCTGTACGCTCTTCAAGACGGATGGATGTACTTTCCCTGCGGTTTGCTTGAACGATGCCTCAACGTTCTAGCTAGAGAGGGGTACAAGCCTGAGTTTAAAGATCTGCGGCCTGGCAAGTTGCCGACTCCCAACACATCCAAACTTGCAGGACTCCGCCCCGGTCAACTGACGGTTATAGACGAGATCATCAAAGCCGATATGGGTATAGTGGATGCACTGACCGGATTTGGAAAAGGCGTTGTGATTGAGAAAATCGTAGAGCTGTATCCAAAACAGAACCATGCGGTGATAACAAAGTCAAAGGCTGTATGCAATCAGCTGCACCAGAAGCTGAAGGCAAAGTTTCCCAAAATAGGAGTATGGAACTCCGATTATCACATAAAGGGAAATCCAATGGTCTGCACTTCTGGATCTTTAGGCGGCCTGGAGCTGGAGAAATTTGACGTCGTGCAGCTGGATGAAGTGCATGAGCTGCTGATACCTTCGTTTTTGGAGTACTATCCTGCGTTCAGTGGATGCAAAATGATATCCTATTCGGCATCCCCTGATCAGAGACTGGACAATACAGCCTTGGCTATGGAGGCGTATTTTGGAAACAAGATATGCAAGGTGGACTACCAAGACGGAGTAGATTTAGGACTTGTCGTGCCTATAGAGGTGTGGAAGGTGGACTGGGGCTGCACTCCCGTCGACGCCATCAGAAACTTTCAATCGGATGTCAAAAGGATGCGCTTAGGATACTGGAGCAACTTCGCACGTAACACCGCAATATCCAGGGTGGTGTACGAAATAGTGCCTCAGCGCCTTACAGAGAAGGATCCGCAAATACTGGTATTGGTGGATAAAATAGAACACGCGCTTGAACTTAAAAAGCTAATGCCGGATTTTGAAGTCGTATATGGAAACATGGATGACGAGTCTGCTGAGTGTTTCAAGAAAGCCAAACTTTTAAAAGGCGATCCCCTTACTAAGAAACAGGTAGAGGGGATACGTAAAAAGTTCAGTGCAGGAGAGCTGAAGAGAGCCATTGCTACAGGTATATGGGGCACTGGAGTTGACTTTCCCCAGCTGTCTATGATAATTCGTGCCGACGGAGGAGCGTCGCCTATCAAGGACATTCAAATGCCTGGACGCGTCTGCCGCATCTCCTCCGGCAAAGACAAGGGCATATTGGTGGACTTTGCGGACACATTTGATTTATGGACAGCAAGACGATCGAAGAATCGATTCCAGAGCTACGAAGACAAAAAATGGGAAGTAATAAAAGTGAACTTGGACACATGATTGCGTCCATAGTGGAGACTTACGCAAAATGTAAACTTAACGTAACCGGCAGGATGGAAGACTACACCTACGCCACGCGATCCAAGAACAAAAAGGTATTGGACATATGGCGAAGTGTCGCATGCAAGTGCGTCGATCACAATGTGAATCCACGAGCATATGTGGAATGGTGCTTCTTCAATGAGTATCCGGCGTATCCAATGCCGTATAAGTTCAATTTAGATAAAAATTTTAACTTATACATGGCTAGCGGAAAACCTGATCCTCAATACCAGCAGCATAAGCTAAGGTTTGAGCTTATGTTTAAAAAACTGGAAAGATTGCCTGTAGAAGAAGATGTTTTAAAGTTTCTGCAGGACCCTATAAACACATTTGATGCCGTATTTAAATACACTGTGGCAAAAAATCTTGGAAGGCAAAACGAGCTCTCTCAGGATATACTGTCCGCAGCAAGGCGACAAGCTTTTTGCCACCCCGTGTACATGGAAAAATTTAGCGAGTTTATACCTCAGGAAGTTTTAAACCCATGGATGTAAACCAAACATTTAGTAAATGGCTAGTCCTAGGCTTTCTGAGGTCTCCCGACGTAATGGAGGAGGCTTTTAGTAAGCTTTCATTCAAGGATTTTAAGGAGAGTGAGAATCCATTACGAGTAGCGTACCTAATAGGCAGCAAATGGTTCAAGCAATCGAAGAGCGCCGTGCCTTACGATGTAGTTGTGTTCGAGTTCGAGCACAGCATACTTAGAAACAACCTGATATCTGAGGCAGATGCCGTATCCTTCGGCGAACACCTTCAATGGGCATACTCTTCGACGTCCGAGATAAAGGATGTGAAGAACTACATACTCGATGAGCTTAAGAAACTTTTAATAGCCAGAAAGATTCTGCCTGTCATCGAACAGCTGCCAAAGTCCGACGATCTCCTTGAGGGTATCGTCAGACTTAATCAGGAGGTGGCAAAGTCGTCTATCTGTAAGACCGGTGCGGTAGATCCGTTTGCAAAAGACGATCCGATGCTGGTCGACAACAAGAGGAAGCCATGGGGCGTCGACTTTATCGATGTAGTAACCAGCGGAGGATCCTCCCTTGGCGAAACCACCTTGCTGCTTGCGCCATCTGGCGGCGGCAAAACCTTGACGAATGTCCAGATAGCCACCACAGCTGCGTTGAACGGTGAAGACGCCATGATAATCAGCTACGAGCAATCGATTGTCCCTGGCATCACTAACAGAATCTATTCCTATGCGCTGGGCGTTCCAATCGCGTCCCTGAACGACATGAACATATCCAAGTTCAAGGACAACAGGGCGATAATGCAAAGGTGGTCCGAAATCAAGAGCCGGCTGAAGGGCAAGCTTCACCTATTTGACATGCTGGAGGCTGCAAGAAACAATAAAGGCGGCGGCGGCGGCCCTTCGGAAATTGCCAAAATGATAAAGCAGGTTTTAGACAGAGGTGCAAACCTGAGGTACGTGGGAATAGACTGGCTTGGACCTATGGTAAACAACTATATGGCTGCAAGGAGCATAAACCAAAATGATATAACCAAGGTTATGAATGATTGCGCTGATCAAATAAGAAAGATAGGCACAGACTACGGCGTAAATATTTTCATATACCATCAGCTTGGCACACAGGCTGCACAAGCAGGTGCCAGAAGAAAGCCAGAAGCCACAGATGCATTTCAATGCAGAACGCTGCATCACTATATGGATACGGTCATCTGCATAGGAAACCGCGATCCAGAAAGCAACTTGGCTTGGATCACTGCTCCAAAGGTAAGAAATGGTCAGCCCTTCATGGACATGACTATTCAGATGGAAGGTGCGCTGTCTAGATGGAAACACGTAGACAAGGCAAACGTAAACATCGAGTCTATGAAGGTGTACGATCAGAACAGTATTTCTGAAACTGGAAGCTCCACGCTGTTTGATAAACGTCCTCGCAAAATAGTCAGTGCTTCAGAATTTAGTTCAGCAGTTAGAGAAAATCTAGGATGAGACCTATAAATGAAAAGTTGTATAAAGTTCTTCAAAACAAATTTGGAAAAGTAAAGATAACCACCGCAGGAGTCGAAGCAAAGTACAGAATAGTTATTGACGCCTTAGCGCTGCACTTTGATCCCAGCACGCCTAAGAAGATCAATATGATAAATTGGGGCGAAACCTATTCCGTCAACTGCCCAAAATGCAAGGACAAAAGGTTTCGCCTTTACATTGGGCATGTTTGGGGTACTAGATGCGAAGAAGCAGGCAAGCGCATATACTCATGCGTCAAATGTCATAACGAGGCTTGCGATTGGTCGGATCTGTGGGAAGTGCTTTATAGCAATTCTGACATAACCGCCTACGATGTCAAGACCGATTCGCTAAAGACCGGAGTCGACATAGACGCCAGAAAAATGGAGTTGCCCGGAGAGGTAGATGACCTTATACCTGTCAACGAGCTTCCAAAGGACCATCCTGCCGTATCTTATTTGATGTCCCGTGGATTTAAGGACATAAATAAGATGGCCTGCGAGTATCAATTCTGTTATTGCAATAGGAGTCCGTGGAAGAAAAGCTTTATGGATTCAGGAGGAACATGGCATACCATAACTCCAGAAGAGAGACTCATAATTCCTAATGTCCAACAAGGTATATGGCAAGGCTGGATGGCTAGGTATATCGGAGTCATACCGTGCGATCCCTCCACAGGAAAGCCAGTGATACAGAAGTATCTAAATGCCCCCGGCTATTCGTTCAGCAATTTCGTGTACAGGCTGGAAGATGCCAGGAAGTTCACAGATGGCAGATTTTGTATAGTATGCGAAGGCGCTTTGTCAGCAATAGCCTGCGGACCCGCCGGAGTATGCACATTTGGGATGTACCCAAAGCCGATGCAAGAAGAGCTTCTAGCATCGACATTCAAAGACGGTCAGATAATCTTCATGGTAGAGCACGAGGCTGCCTTGAACAAACGTATATTTGAGTGCATAGCGCGACTTGACTCCAAGGTATCTGGCGGATGCCTCACGGTCGAGCTGCCAAAAGGACACGATCCAGCGACCATGTCCACAGCAGATCTCTTAGAAGCTATAAACAAAAAAAAATCACATAAATGAACGAAAACAACCAAACATCGGAGCAACAATGCCAGTTGAATTAGTAAACAAAGATGTAGAAACCTATGGAAACATAGTAGTAAAAGCTTCCAAGAACAGCACTCAAACTTTGGATTACACACTTACGGATATGCTGTACAGACACTACCAAATAACGATGGAAAAGGACGACGGCATCCTATTTCCAATCGCTACTTTGCCAGGAATCCACCTGGATTCCGTTAAAGACGGGGTGGCGGCGGCAATAACCGGCCCAGGATACAAAAAGATTATGATGGTTGGCTCTTGGCCAAACTCCATCGAGGACAAGGAAAAAAGGCTGTTTCACGGCGATTGGATTTTGGAATTCAAAGACCTGATGAATAAAGCCGGACTGAATATAAACGATGTGTACTTTACCACATTCGTAAAGACGCACGTTAATGGAAAGAAGACCTCCATTCCAAAGGAGATGATCAAAGACTACATGCCCCTGTTCAAAAAGGAGTTGGAGATAGTCAAGCCTGATATTTTGATTATCCTAGGCACCAAGGTCCTAAAGGCTTTGTTTGGCGCAAAGGCTACAATGGAGTACTACAAGAACAGGACACTGACTGCCGAGGAAAGCCCGCTGGGCGTCAAGACAACGGCCATAACTGATTTTTCGGCAGTCTTGCACGTTCCAGAGATGAGAGGTGGACTTTCGATGGAGCTGGCCAGAATAGCTAACGAACTGGAGTCCAACACTACTGAGGTGGTCGACGACACTCCGATATCGTACACCTATTGCTACACCATCGATCAGCTTAATAGCAGCCTGAACACCATTAGGTCCGAGTATTCGGGCTGGCTTTCTATTGATTGCGAGTGGGGAGGCAAGAACTACTTGCAAGGCGAGCTGCGTTGCATCCAATTTGGCTGGGCGCCAGGCAAGGCGGTAGTGGCGGTGTTCAACCACGCAGGAATGCTTCCTACGCATATCGGCAACAATAAGGCGGAAGCCTGGAAGCTGATAGGAAATCTGGTTGATAATGGAAAGACTAAGCTCATCGGACACTTCATCAGAGCCGACCTTCCATGGCTGGTTCACAACGGAGTGGACGTTACTGCTTCGGCAATGTTCGGCTGGGATACCGCCCTGGCGGGACACTTGCTGAATGAAAACTGGGCCCAAGGGCTGGAGGTGTACACTTCTAGGCACACCAAGATGGGTAGATACGAGTTGGCTTTGAATAAGTGGATCAAGGACAACAAGTACGACGTAGATGAGAACGGCTACGGAGACATATCGGACGAAGTGCTGTTCGAATATGCGGCAAAGGACGTCGACGTGACCTTTAGAATATTCCAGGTCCAACAGCAGGAGATGAGCTTTGCCGAAAATAGCAAAATAAAGTCCCTATTCGAAACCGTAGTCATGCCGGCCACCTTGCCTATTCTGGAGATGGAAATGACCGGCATGAACGTCGACATCCACAGATTGGAACTTCTTTCCCAAAAATATTCCGAGAGGCGCAAAGAGCTGGTCGAGACCCTGCAGTCCATGCTAAATTGGCCTGATTTCAACCCAGATTCATCCGTGCAGAAGGCTGCATCTCTGTTTGGATGGGTAAAGCCGGGAGCCAAGACCAACCCACCTATCACCGCAACCCTGAGAAGGTTTGAGCCTATCAGAGCCACCAATGACAGAAAGTGGTCGGAGGTCATAAAGTCTACTGAGACGACGAACAACTATACGCCGTCAACGGAACGTAGTGTGCTACAAGAACTTATAATGTCTAACAAAGACGACAAGTTTCTCAACACCATGCTTTCGTACACGGCGATAGCGCAGATAGTCAAGACTTTCTGCGGATCCTTTATCGTCAATGAAAACGGATCTTACTCCATCGAAGGAGGCATACTTTCAAAGCTGTGGTCTGATGGCAAAGCCCATACAAAAATCAGACAAACCGTAGAGACTGGACGATATGGACACTCTGATCCCAATATGGCGCAGTTGCCAAAGACTGCAGAAGATCTGATAGGTCGTGCGTTCAAGGACACCGGTGAGAAAATCCCGTCCATCAGATCTTGTTTCCGTGCAGATCCAGGCTGGGTGTTGCTGGATTGCGACTGGGTGCAGGCCGAGTTGTTCGTTATGGCTTGGCTCAGCGGAGATTGGAACATGCAGCAAAAACTGAGCGATCCAGACTCAGACTTCCACTCCGAGGTTGCCATAGATATGTTCCGTCTGTCCAAACCGCCGGCAGACTACTCAAAGGGACTTAAAGAGTGGCTAAAGGAATCAGGTAACGGAAAGTACAGAACAATTGCAAAAACTATCACGTTCGGAATTGCGTACGGTCGAGGCGCAGCAGCTATTCATCAAGCCGTGTACATGGAGGGAATCAACATCACAGTTGAAGAGGCTCAAGACTCTATTGACAAGTTTAAAGAGACTTTTCCAGATCTTGCATATTGGCTAGAGCAACAGCAAAGCTGCGTAGGAAACGATAACTCCCAAGGCTATGTAGAAAATGGATTTGGCCGAAGGAGAAGATTTGAAAAAACTAATGACAGGGAGTTAATATCCCACCAGAAAAGACAAGCCATGAATGCACCTATTCAAGGCACTGTAGGGGACTTGATGTCCTTGGCCATGGTAAATTTATTCATGATTAGAAACTTGGAAAGACCTCATCTGAAATACAAAATCATCATGAGTGTTCATGACCAAGTTCTGATAACCTGCCCTATAGAGCAGGTAGAAGAGACCCTGGAAGTCATGAGAATAGCGATGTGCGAAAGATGCAGAATCCCGAACAACGATCTCATGCTGAGCATTGATCAAGAAGTTTGCATTCGTTGGAGCGAGCCCTTGACTAATGAGGACGTCGCAGAATATCCTGCGCTGTCAAAGTACAAAAAGTAATTTAACAACCCCATTCACAAACGCAAAAGGAAACACAACACAATGTCATTCGATTTCAATAAAGCTGTATACGAAGACAGCAAGAATAATGTCGGATCGCGTAGCTCTGATTACCAAAAAATCTTCAATGACGACGCTCCGTCGATGGGATACATCTCGAACAAAGCTCCCTGCGAGTTTATCTTAGTGCCTCCACATCCCAGCTACGGAGCCAGCACTGCCATGACCAGCGGCGGTTTCCGACAGGATTCCACCAGAGGCGTGGTTCCAACCCTGGGACAGTACGGTATTGATTGGGTCACGGTCTACCGCAAGGTCGGCAACGATTCAGATTACAAGAAGCGCAAGGACATCCTCGCCATCAACATGATCGAGGGGCCTGACGGCATGATCGTGCAGACCGAGAGAGAGTGGGGCAAGGGCTATATGAGCCCGATGTACAAGCTCCGAGAGTACCTGTGGAAGATCGGTGGCGGACATAAGTACGACAAGATCCTGCGTCGATCGGTGCCTAGCATTACGAATGTTGATACATCAACCGCAAAGTACAAGAGAGCGCATGAACTGGTTCCAATCGACGGAAACGATATGAATGCCCCTTTGGGAAAAGGTGTCCGAACCATGTTCCTGCAGGGCTTCGTGATGAACAACGCCGGAATCAATTATACGATGGACGAGGAAGGTCAGCCATGTTGGCCTCGTCACAAAATCCTGCTGATCAATCAGCTGTCTGCGATGAAGTCTCGTGAGGATGCTAGAACTAAGGAGGGCTTCTACGACGTATGGTTCGAACGAACTGACGGAATTGGAATGGACCCCGAGTACATCGTTAACCACTTTGGCGATGTATCTGAAAGCGAAAGTGCACAGATGAACTGGGAGGCAGGGTTTCGACATGCGGACTTTGCCCTAAACCAAAAGCTGGTCACGTTCTCCTCTTATCCATCTGGTCCTGCAGGTATTGCTACTTACGCCTGCTCAGTCCAAAACCTTTCTAATCGCTTCGGTCAGCACTACATGCTGCCTGACGAGATTCTGAAGAAAGTTCGCCCGTTCAGCGACTATATCCTGGAGAACAACGAAAAGCTGCAGATTCAATGGCTGCTTGAGCTGTTCCCAGGAGACGAATGGGCGATGGTGGAGGCTGGCATTATCTCTGACGGCAGCAACAAGGTGTCAATGCACATCTCGCCAGTTGCTGCACAGGATCAGAATGTTCCTGCCCCTGTCTATGCCCCGGCTCCAGCCATTCCAGCGGCTAGATCGGTTTCTGCAGCGCCGGTACCGGTAATGCCACTACCAGTGGCGCCTATCACAAATCCGGTCCCTCCGGTTCCTGCAGCAGTTAGTGGTGCTGCTAGAAGAGTAGCTGGACTTGCAGTACCCGCAGCTCCCCCTACAGGGGAGCTTGATCTATCCTCACAAATGAAAGCCTTAATGAACAAGCTTCAGAGCAACACCAATAAGTGAGTAAACAATGACCAAAAAGAAAAAAGAAGAAAATAGCATCAACGAATCGGAGATGGATCCTGGGATCAAGGCCCTCATGGCTCACGCCATGAGGGCTTCCGGGAGTCAGGTGTGCCTGGCCTCGGACCTTGCAAACAGGATCTGGGGTCTGCCGTGCGATTACATATCCTATAGATGGCTAGTTGACAACACCTGCTACCAAATGAGCAGAATCGTCGGAGTAGCAGGGATGAAGGAGAGCTGCAAATCAGCGTTTGCCATGACTCTGGCAAAGCTGTGGATGGACTTTGGAGGTCTATGTGTGTACGTAGACACCGAAAACAAAAAATCCGCAACGCTGTACCGAGCGGTGGTAGGAGAAATCAATACCCAAAAGACTTTGGAGTATCCCGCCTTTTCCACCGAGCAGTGGCAGGAACAGATCTTAGAATCCTTGAAGTTTGCCTCGCAAAATCCTTCGATGCAGAATAGACCGATCATGTTCATCATCGACTCGCTGGGAGGCGTTGATACTAAGGAGACTGATGCAAGAATCGAAAAGGAGGGCGGCATCAATCCTCGCAATACCGGCGGCATGATCAAGTGCAAGTCTCACAACGAGTTCTTCCGACATGTGAACAAGCACTTGTACATGAAGCCTTACGCCTTGGTGTACATCAACCACCTGTCTGACGATCCGAACAGCCCGATCCAGGGCGCCAAGCGCAAACCTGGCGGCACTGGTCAGGATTATCATGCAGTTCTGGACCTGTGGTTTTCGGTGGTCAAGGGCACCCCTGTCTTCAAAGCAACCAGAGGGTTTACCGAAAAGCTGTTAAAAATAACGGTAAACAAAAATTCAATGGGCGCCAGCAAACGCAACATTGAAATTCCATACCGCTGGAGAGGTGACGAGAACGGACAAATCAGCGAATGCTGGTTTGACTGGGATGCGGCAACGGCCCTGCTCTTGACCGATGATAGTCCTACGGGAGTCAAGAATCGCCTAAAGGACATTATTAATGTGACGATCAACAGCAACAAATACAGCTGCAAGGAGCTGGATCTAGTCGCTGTCACGGACACTGAGATGGGCGAAGCCATTAGATCCAACGTAAGCCTCAGAGAAAGAATTTCAGACGCTTTGGGCATTAACCGCATGAAGGTATGGCCAGGATTGGACATACAAAACAAAAACGTCTATGAAAAGACAGCGTATCCTGTAGCCAAACAGCTAGCAGAACAACTTCAACAGCAAGAGGTATCGAAATGAAAAAACGTCAAGAGTTAGGGTTTTTTGACAGCTTTTCAGATTATTGCGCAAAGCAGGAAACCAACCGCCAAAGCGCTTACGAAAACAAAATATGCAAAAAACTTGTCACCAGACTTTTTGAAAAAGAAAGCCCTGAACTTGACGCCTGGAAGCAACGGCTAGAGGCGAGCAGTGAGCCTCTAGCCGAGCTCCAAGATTTGTTAGGACACTTTTGGATAACCACTCATAGGCTACAGAATTGGAGCATAAACGATCTTCTCGGATCTCCTACCAAGCTAGCCAAACATCCCCTTTGGCAGGAGTTTGCTGAAAAGGTGGCGGTTTGTCCCAAGGGGCAGATAGCAGCCATGATATTCTACAATTCAGTCGTAGGTCAAGACATGGTAATACATACCGGTACCTCAACCTGTATGCCCAATGGGTACTTTAGGCTGGTTCGATCTTCATCTTCGGGAAATGGCGGGGTAGTCATAGATACCTTTGAAGGATTTTTGGAGATGATTGCAGGCAATAAATGAAGTACAGAACACTACTAGAGTATGAAGTCGTAAGTAAGTTAAAAGACGAGCTAAAATACATATATCCTAGCATGTGGTTGTTAGACTTAGATAAGAGGGCAAAAGTTCACCTGCTTGGTCCATTTAATACGGTGGCAGAAGCACACAACAACAGAGACTACATATGGAACTACGGAGATAGATACGGCCGGTATATGTGGCTAGTGAATCGTAGCGCCGCTAATTTACTCAGTTCAAATGCTGATAAAATTCAACATATAGAAGTGGCCATTGATACACTGCCTTTGGAGGTAATTGGATTTAAGCTTAAGGTGGAGAACGAATCTCAATGGATAAAAACTCCATCAAAAAGAAAAATAAAACAATGAGTGACGATATACCACAAAGAGTACTATTGAGGGATGCGTTGGAATTTACAATACGCGCCGCCATAACTGATGTGTCTGTATTCAACCATTACATACTGAAAGAATACGCACCAAAATGTCAAGGCCCCCTGGCAATAAGTAAAAACCCCGCTAAGCACACTTTGGAGAACTGCGTATATGATGAAATATGCGGATGGTTGGACGCTCCGACCGTCACCGGCATATCCATACTAGACATCCATTTAGGTCCTTCTGCGTTTAAAAATCAAATTCTTAGCAACGACCCTAAGAAAATTTACTTTCGCGAAATAGTAGATTTAATGTATGATGTATGCAAACTTCAAGTATCGGCAAAGCAACAAGGATGTAATGTACTTGTAGACAAAATTAGACTTGAACAGTTAAAAGAAAAATGTAAAACAATCCTGAAGAATATTGACGGGGTTGAATTTAATGGAACAGAACCACAAAAAATATCAAGACAAGTGGGTTCTGGCTTATGAACAAAAGGGATTTCTAGTGGATTACCTTCGGCATCCTGAATTTATATTTAACAATATGGAGCTGGCTTATGAAAGAAAGTCAGACGCAGTAATATTGTTAAATAAAGTTTATCCTAATCTTACGGTAAACAATATATTTGTTGCACCCCTAAGAGATTTCTTATAATGGAAAAATACATCATATACATACCGGATTTAGATTCAATAATGATGGATGGTGAAGAACCGTATGTAAATAGTAAAAAAGAAATCAAAAGAGTCATCATGGAGGAGACGGTACATAAAAACGCTATGTACGAACTTAAGCCTGTATCGTTTCTAAAAACATGGGCCAAAAGGAAGAAAGAGCAAGAGACCAAGCAAAAGTCCAAACCGTACATGTTTTCTCCTACACAAATAGAGATAAAGTACGTAAAGCCAAAAAATCAAAAGAGGTTTCTCCTTATTGTTGGAAAGTACAACGTAAAAAATAGTGGAATATTGGTGAAAGATTTTGACACGCTTGATGAAGCGGCTAAACTAGCCAACAAGTCAATTAAAGGATTGATCAAAAAGTTTCCACATATGGGATACTACATCTATGACAACAAACTTAAAACCTACGTCCTCGAACTATCAAGAGCCAACGGAGCCGCCGCCGGCTAACTTTGCACTTTCCGGAAGAATTCTAGATCTTGGCCAAGGAGATGGCAGGATGCTAGGATCAACGTCAAAAATACTTAAAGAACAAAGCAAAGTTAAAACCCCTAACGATAAAAACAAATACGGATTTGAGTTTAATTCCGACAACAGGATGTTTGAAACTGGTGCTCACAGAGATTCAGCTTTTGGAAAGCCTAGGCCAGACTTACTGTCGCCATTTGCAACGATCAGAAGAGGTAAAGTTATGGAGCTGGGCGCTCAAAAATACGGTGTGAGAAACTGGGAAAAGGGAATGCCACTAAGCGTATTTGTGGCTTCGGCCAATAGACACTTCGTACAGTTTCTCATGGGAGCCACTGACGAAGATCATTTGGCACATTGTGCTTTTAATATTGATGCAATCATGCATGGACAGGAGATGATTCGCCGTGGACTTTGGCCAACCGAATATAACGACCTTCCGCAGTATGAGTTACCTCAAAATGAAAAAATTGTTTAAACACGCTAATTTAGATGATATAGATTTTCAACTTTATCAAATGTCACCAATCATAGATAAAGTAGACGAATACGGTTTTTTCTTATCGGAAATACCCGAAGAACTGTTTGAACAAAATAAATAATGTTTTAGACAATCTAAAACAAAAAAGATATCACATCATGAGTCGGGCTAAAATAACTGTATCAAACGATAAAATTGAGTTTGTAATCGTAGGAATGAATTCAATAGGAAGAAGTCTAGTTGGTATGCTGGCAGCGCTAGGAACAGAAAGCATAACCCTTGTAGACGACAAGATAGTAAGCGCCGGAGCAAAGAGCCAGGAACAGGGGTTTGGAGATCTGGATCTCGGAATGCCGAAAACTCAGGCCGTAATGGAGGCAATGAGTGAAGCCTTCTATAACATAAAATTCTCTCAGCACAAACTGCTCGACGAAGAACTAATTCAAAAACTGTCGTCGAAGATCAAAGGCAATACTGTGCTCGTGTGCTGCGAGCCTATGACGCTTGGCACAAAACAGCATTTGTGCAAATTCTTAGAAAATTCCTGCAAAGAGATTTACTTCACGGGATTTACCCAAGAGGGTCTAGGAAATGTTCTTAAATACACATGTGGATCTCACGCTGACTGCGGCTCTGAGCTAGACCAAGTTTCGTATGGAAAAGAAGTTGCAAACATTGGAAGGACTATCGCCGCTCATGTATTTGCTTCAATAGTAAATTCCTGGGTGGCTCCTCCAGAGTTAGCGATAAATTAATGAAAAAGCGTTGAATTCAACGCCCATTCTTTTTTACCTCAAACCATGTAAAATATCCTAATGCCTTCACTTATTAATCTAGCGCAATATAAGACAAAATCAGAGCTACAATTAGCCGACACGCACAATCAACTAATAGATGCTTTAAATTTTAATTTTACTTATACGTTGAACCATGTAACAAACTCGGTTCCAGTCACATCGCTAGGCAAAACTTCTGACGTATTGTATATCAAGAGCAATGGCACCTTAGGCTATACAACAGTAAACGACCTCATATCTGCACAGCAGATAATGAACAATCTCAATGGTAGTCCGCTAAGACTAAATTCTCAGTACTTCGTAAATCTGCTGGGAAATGATGGTAGTTTAAACTCTTATTCTTTAAATGCAGGAATGCCAGGAGGGCTGACAGGAGATAGCGTTCAATTTTTGCAGCTAGACAATACCGGCCATATGCAAGAAAAGCATATCGTCACGCTGTTTCATGTGAATGCAAACTCTGGTTATATAAACGTAAACAGCGGGTATTTTTCAATAAACTTACTGCGGGTAGCTGGATATGCGTTTCCAAACAACATTCCTACTAATGGAAACATACTGAGAGCCAATGCGCTAGGCAATTTGGAGTTTCAGGATTTACCGCAGCCAATATTCCTAGATACATCTGACAATAAGTTTAAGCTGTCGGAAGGTCGCCCTCTATATTTGCAGACAACTAACTACCTGTCCGCAAACATACAGTTCGGCTCTAAATTTGAGGTCGGATACACGGATGTTTCCGTATCTGAAAATCCGGCATCTTTTTTCAAGATGTCAGGTCGTCTTATATTCACCATTGAGGATGTAGACGTGCCGTACATGAGAATGTACGCTGGATTTAGCCTTCCTCCAGCATCGTCAATAGATCCTGTAAGCAACCCCATAGGATCTTTATGGTACGACGACGCCCAGCAAAACATAGTGCTAATTTCGTCTACAGGAAAAAGATACATAAACCCCCAGGCCATTTCTCAAACGGTAAATACCGAAGATGCAAAGGACTTTGTTCTGCAGCCAGCGGCCACACTCAGTGTAAGCTCTGGATTTGAATCCAAGCCTTCGCTAAATATTGGCTCTGTGGGTTTAGTGTCAACATCAGAATCGTTGAAGTTTGTTGTATTTGGCGAAGCTGTAACAAAAATATCCAACGAAGGCATATCTTCAGCCTTGGTTGGATCTACCGGTACGGCAAAGATACTCCTCGATACCCAGGCAGCTATAAACAATCCGGTAAAACCCACCTACACGTTTAACGAAGCTGAAGGGCTGGGCCTGTACAGATCCGATATCAATGCCATGGCCGTATCAGTAAAGGGGACTCCTATAATGGAGTTCTCCGACAAGAAAGTCAGCCTAAAGGGCAACAAGCTTTCAAATGTAGCGACACCGTCAGAGGCCTTGGATGCCGCAAACAAACAGTATGTGGACGCTAGAATTCCTATAGGCAATACCCCTGGCGCCATGCCGACAGTGGATAGTTCTACGGGACTTTATGTTGAGAGCAATGCTAAATACTTCGGAGGCAAGCTAGAAATAGGTTCTATATCAGAACCTGCTACATTCAAGCTCAATTCGTCCAGTGGCGGATCAGTCACCATAAAGGTACCTGCCACCTCCAACAACACAGTATTCAACCTACCGGACAATGAACTGGCAAACGGGGTCCTTCAGTACATAAACGGAGAGTCGAAGTGGGTAAGCGTTGAGTCGCTGACTTCCAATATAGTCAAGTCAGATGGATCCACTGCTTTGAGCGCAGGCCTCAGGGTGAACTCTAACACAACTCCAAGCAACCCTATGATAAACAGCAATGGCCTGGGGGTTTATGCAGGAGTCGACGTCGACAAGAGGATAGGATTTTCAGCAAACGGGACAAAGGTGCTTGAGGTAAACGCCACAACTAATATTCTTACTGGAAGATCTAACATAAACAACGCTCCACTAATCAGGCTAACCAACAGCATAAGCTCGTATTCATCTGATCTTGGCGCCTCCGGAGTGCCCACGTACTCTTTTGCCGGAGACAATATGACAGGCATTGGGCAAAACAAGCTGCAGTCTTTGGCCATGATAGTGAATGGCAATAGCGTTATATCTGCCAGCTCAAACGGCATCAATGCCCATTTAAATAGAATTCAAAACGTTGCATATCCATTGTCAATAACCGATGTTGCAAACAAACAATATGTGGATGATGTCGTCAAACCCAAAATCGAAGTCAGTTTCAGAATCACATCTCTTCCAATAGGTTGGGAAGCTGGTGCGAGCATAATTCTATCGATATATGACAGCGCCCTAATATACCAGAGCGCTTCGGCAAACTTGATCTATGAATCGGCAAGCGATAAAACAAAAGTATTGGTGCCAACAAACTTTGTGGTAAATCCATATTGCCAGGTGTACTTAAACAACGAGAGGCTTGTTAAGATGGCTAGCGTTTCAGGAGTGAGGCAAGTCACTTACGCGACAAGCAAAAGCATATTGATAAACTACAACCTAGGGGTTGGAGACATAATCACTATACATCTGCCCTCCTAATAAAGGTAATAAAATGCAGGTAACTAAAAAAGGAGTTGACTGCAAAGTCTCTCTAAAAGGTATACCATTTAAGCTTACGCCGTTCCTATGGAAGGTCATGGACAATCAGATATCCATGCTGATAAACAATTCTAACCCTGACATAGGCATAGGGCTTGTTAACCATCTAAGAAACAGTGGAAGAAAAGATCCCTCAGAGTTCATACTAAATTACAACTACTACGCAATAGGACTGACTAAGTCTCACGTTGCATCTGTCATACGGAGAGGCGCACTTGGCTCTTTCAACATCCGATTTAACAAACTATGCTTGTCTGCATTGGCCAGCGCTTCTCCGAAAGAAATAATCAGACAAAGTTTTTGTGCTCCAATAGGATTTGGAGGAACGACGTATCCCTGCAAAAGCTTTTTCTGTGCAAACTGCTATATGAGAAAAGCAAATGACACAAAAGAAGCAATTGCCAGCAAACTAAAACTAAATAAAATTTTGCCAAATGCGGTTAAAACATTGGTGATAAGCTCAGAAACAATGATCCAGTCAAATTCCTACGGATATGATTTTGAACTAGACGACGACCTATCAGAAAGAATATGCAATAGGCTAAAGTCAATAAAGTTTATTGCCGTAAGAACTATTGGCGCAACAATTAAGGAGAATAGGAATCCAGCCATATGCACAAGAACTGCAATTCTACTGGATGCTGTCAATATGGATTTTGCCAAGAAGACACTTATAAAATTAAAAACATCCATATTCAAAAAAAATCCGAACAGAGTAATCAACATCACAGTTGAAGAGGGGCTAGACAACGTCTGCCTCAAGCTATATGATTGCCCCCCTGTATGTTTAGCAGGCATAGCTCCAGAAGGTTTGCATAGCTCTGTACTGCAACACAGTTTGGAAAGCTATAAAGCGGCTGTAAAAGGAAAAAAGAAGGCAATTATATTTGGAACAGGAGTTCAATAAATTGAGCAATAAAACAATGAATTTACCAAAGGCCACAGGTTACTCTTATGAAGAGGCGGTTACAGCCTCCACGGAATATTTTAATGGCGACGATCTTGCAGCAAGAGTATTTGTAGACAAATACGCACTAAGAGATTCGCAGCAGACACTTCTTGAGAAAACTCCGGAAGACATGCATAGACGCATTGCAAAAGAATTTGCAAGAGTAGAGGCCAAGAAATTCAAAAATCCATATACAGAAGAGCAAATCTTCCAGGCATTAGATAAATTCCAAAGAATCGTGCCGCAAGGCAGTCCTATGTACGGCATCGGCAATCCATACCAGATCATCAGCCTAAGCAACTGCTATGTAATTCAAAGCCCAGAGGACTGCTATGCGGGCATTTGCAGAGCAGACGAAGAGCTGGTGCAGATCAGCAAGCGAAGAGGGGGGTGCGGCATCGACATCTCCACACTGCGTCCAGAGGGAACGCTGACTAAGAACGCCGCCAGAACCAGCACCGGAACGATTCCCTTTGCGGAGAGATTTTCAAATTCAATTCGAGAGGTAGGTCAAAACGGTCGACGTGGGGCTTTGATGCTCACGCAATCCATCCACCACCCAGACATAGAAAAGTTTATATTTTGCAAAAAAGACCTGACAAAGGTAACCGGCGCCAACATCTCTGTTAGGCTCACCGATGAGTTCATGAGTGCCGTAGAGAAAGGTGAGCAGTACGAGCAGAGATGGCCAGATTCTTATGTAAAGCAGTCCAAAATGGCCGATGCCAAAAAGGTGTGGGATATGCTCATCGAAGCCGCCCATGAAACTGCAGAGCCCGGCATGTTGATGTGGGACAATATCATCAATGAGTCTATCCCCGACTGCTATGCAGACCTGGGATTCAAGACAGTGTGCACAAATCCATGCTCAGAAATCCCCCTTTCGGCGTACGACTCGTGTCGCCTCATGCTTCTCAATGCATACTCATACGTGATTAATCCGTTCACCAAAAACGCAAAGTTTGATTTTGAGGCATTTCGCAAGGACGCGTACATGCTACAAAGGCTCATGGACGATATGGTCGATCTTGAGCTCGAGTGCATCGACCGCATCCAGCTAAAGATCTCCTCGGATCCAGAATCGCAGAATCTTAAGTCACGTGAAGTAGAGCTTTGGAAAAAAGTGTGCTCTGCGGCACGTCAAGGACGTCGCACCGGATCTGGCATGACTGCCATAGGTGACACCCTTGCTGCGCTTGGAATCGACTACGGATCAACTAAGGGTATCTCAACAATCGATTCCATCTACAAAGAGTTCAAGCTGGCGTGCTACCGCTCTTCTGTGGACATGGCTCAGGAGATCGGACCATTCCCGATCTGGGAAGCGAATCGTGAGGCGCCGAATCCATTCTTAGGCAGAATAAAGCATGAGGATCCCAAGCTGTGGAAGGACATGCAGAAGCACGGTAGACGCAATATTGCGCTCTTAACTACGGCGCCATGCGGCTCGGTATCTATCTTGACCCAGACCAGCTCAGGCATCGAGCCCCAGTTCATGATCCAGCCGTATACGAGACGCAAAAAAGGCAACCACGGAGATAAGAATTTCAGATCTGACTTCGTAGATCAGAACGGAGATCACTGGATGGAGTTCACCGTATACCCTCCAAAGGTATCGGAATGGATGAAAATCACCGGAGAAAAAGATTTATCCAAGAGTCCATGGGCAGGAGCCACTGCCCAGGAAATCGACTGGGAGAGCAGAGTCAGCATTCAGGCAATAGCCCAAAAGCACATAGACCACGCTATTAGCAGCACTATTAATTTACCTTCGGACACGTCCGTTGAGACGGTCAACAAAATCTACATAAAGGCCTGGAAGTTTGGCTGCAAGGGCATTACCATCTACAGAGACGGCTGCAGAACCGGAGTATTGGTGGCCAAAGAGGACAAAAAGAAAAAAGACGCTTCATACAAACGTCCGCAGCTTCTACCTTGCGAAATCCATCATCACACTGTGGATGGCGTGCCTTACTTCGTACTTGTCAGCATGAAAGACAACACCCCGCATGAGGTGTTCGCAGGAGTTAACAAAGGAGATGACGACGAGCCTATCATTCCCAAGAGATTCAAAGCCGGAACCCTCACCAAGATGGACAGGGGGCATTACAAAGGTCAATTCGTCGATGATAAAAACGACGGAGAGATTTTAACTTTGAATAAGCTTGGAAACCTGGTGTCAAGTGAAGCAGGAGCAGTCACTAGACTGATTTCAACCGCACTTAGACATGGGGTCGAAATGCACTATATCGTACATCAGTTGGAGAAGGTCAAGGGGGGTATGTTCTCTTTCTCAAAGACGGTTGCCCGTGCATTGAAAAAGTACATCCCTGACGGTACTATTGTCAAAGGTGAAAGATGCAGCAACTGCTCGTCTGAAAGCCTGATAAGGCAGGAAGGGTGCGTTACCTGTAAGTCCTGCGGTCAAAGCAAATGTGAATAAGGAGCAAAAATGAGCGGTAATTTTGAATCTATTGTCACCGGCAATCTGGCGGAAACACCAATCAACAACAAACGAGCCCCCATGAGCCCTACGGAAATCATGGCATTTGATAAGCCTGTTGTTGCCGAACAGGAGGCGCCTGCAGCAGAGAGCCCTTGGCAGACAGTGTCCGAAGAACGTTGGAGTGAGCCGAAGTTGGGAGAAAGTATTTCAAATACTTTTAAAAGAATAACTAGGAAAATGCCTGTGGAAGGCGGGTACATTTACTCCGTCGCCACCTATGTAATGACTTATATTCGTGGCGTAGCTGACAATAGCGTCTCCGAATCCCTAACATTTGTATCATCAAATTTCACTAAACAAACCAAGAAGTAATTTGCATAAAATTTTGTAATAAGATAAACAGTGGTGTAAGGAGATACACATGCCTTACACCACTGTTTATTTACAATATGCCGAAAGTAGAAATGAGGAGTCCGACTTTTCTGATATAAACGAGGAAGAGGAGGAAGAGCTAGATGTGGACGAATACCAAAACTTTGATGACAAAATATTTGTAGAATTTGTCCCCATAAAACTGTGCGCAAAGGAACCTAAGGGAGAGTTCATAGAGCTTGAACTAGATTTCAGCGCTAAGGTGGGCGACGTGCTGCACATAGTGGTTGTCAGATACAACAACTACAGGGCCCGACTGTTGGAAGAGTGGTGTATAGAAACGGTCATGGAAAATGGCGATGAAGCCGAGGAACTTGTAGAAGAGTTGGATGGCGGATTCAGCAACTCAGAGTGCGCTGAGGACAAAAACCATGAGTCTTTGATAATCAAGGCAGAAGTGTTCAGCATGACTCTCCATAAATAAGGGGCGTAAATTGTTAAAACCAAACTCATGTGACGACTGTTCAAAGCCGGATTTAAAACCAAAGCGGCAACTGTTCAAAGCCGCACTCATAGTGATTTTATGGGCGACGCTGGTTATATGCATGAACGGATTAAAATAGTATGAAAACTGTAAAAACATTAGTGGCATTTTTTGTAGCATGCGCTATTCTCATGAGCTGCAAGTCAGTAAACAACCCCAACAACACAAACCCACGGTTTGAACATTCATCTAAAGAAATTCCCCTTAATGCAGCTGCAGTACCTGCTTCTGTTGATACAAAATACTGCGCAGCTAAAAACGACGAGCAGGACGAGCAGTTAGTTCAGCTCAGCTATGTAGAGATTATCATTAAAAGTGTTCTTGTAGGTTTAATTATAGTGGGATTTGCAGTTATTGCAGGTTTAGTTGGAATGGAATTTGCAGCTTTGATGTATAAAAAAAAATAAGTTAAATAAGGAGCAGCAACATGGCACTAGTGCTAAGACTTGAAGAAAAAGAAATGCTAAATACGTTCCAGCCCATCTATGATTTTGTGGTAATCAAAAAATGGAAGACACCAGAAAAGACTGATTCTGGAATCATTGTTCCTGAGGATCGCAAGGACTACCAATCCAAAAGAGGAACAGTGATTAAGATTGGCAATTGTGAAAATCTAAAAGCTCAAAAAATTCCAGTCCCGAACATAAAGATCGGAGATGAGGTGCTATTTAGCGCATTTTCAGGATCAGAAATCCCAATGCCAGAAGGATATCTAATAATGAGGATCACAGAGCTTCTAGGTGTTCTGGAAGAGTAAAGGCTGCCGGGATACCGTAGCGTTTTATTAAGGAAAACAATGACCTATGACAAATCATTGCTGCCTGTAAGTCCTTCTTGCAGGCTACAATCTGCGCAAGGCACCCTGAAGCTGCCAAAGAAGCCTCTATACAATCAACCTGAGAAGGCAATGGAGGCGTTCAAGCTTATGCGCCTACGATTGGACAGAATGAATTTAATAGGAAATCCGTTATTCACTAAAAACCTGGCAGAGATAGCTAGAGCTGCAGCCGAAGTTACTGGTTGCAAGGTCGGTATAGCAAAAAACATGTTGCAAATCTTTGATTCCTGTTATATAGACAAAAAAGTTCAAGATGTAATATGCTGGCAAATAGCGGGAAATAGAAAAAGATTAAAGAACATGCAGCCCTATGTCTATAACTTCGCAATAGTAAATTCCGGATGGATGTCTGGGGTCATAGCAGAGTATGTCAGCGAAGAATCGTCCCCTACTGGTGCCTATAGAATTAGGATAATGGATGGGCCTGCGGCCGGCCTGGATATGTTCATGTCGGCGCCTAAAACAATAAAACTGATGTCTGATGTCTTAGGAGCTACATACAAAATAGATAAAGACAGAATGAGATTGGCCGACTACAAACAAGCGGTGCAGATGCAGGTAACCGTGTACCCCGAGCAAACAAACATATTAGAATTTGCTCCTGGCGCAGGACACATAAGGCTCAGGTATTTAACCAAGGTAAATTCCATAGCGGCCATAAAGGCCACTGCAAAGCAAAAGAAAGCCAATCTTGAGCTTGTAAAAGATCGTAATCAATTATGTCAATATGGGTTTCGACATCCTTGCCATGTTTGTAAAATAGGTTATGATCAGTGTCCGAAGGGATGTTCCCCGAGATCTCGCAAAGATGTTAAAGAAAACGTAATCCTCTTAATTAAAGGAAAAAATATATGTCAGAAGACTTCAGAAGAGGCCTAGACATTCCCGTAAACCTGCCGCTGCCATTCAATCCGCAGCACATGCTTTCCATCAACCCACACGGTGCCACCACGGTAAATGAGACCTATGTCCCACAGCATGATATCCTTAACTGTGTGCCCGGCGCGTTTGTCGGAATGTGCAAACTAATTCAATCTGTGGATACGGAGGTGTCCACCCGTACCCTGAATATATCTGAAGAGGATATGCAGAAGGCTGTTCTGGCCCTGAGATATATTCTTTCAAGAGACGGCCTTACTCACCCCACTGTGGAAGAGGCCTACCTAGCCTCTGGGTTTGTAGATTTGTCGTGGCAGACTAGGACCTGGGTGCTCAAGAATCTTGGAGACATCATAATCAGAATGTGGCATCAGGCCGCCATAGCCAGAGTCAATAACATTAAGGACTTCAGAGACTTTCCCATTAATACGGCGGCGGAGTCTCTGCTAAAGTCCCTTGGAAAGGGATTAGACTAATGGCAAAAGAAGAAGAAGAAGAACACTTGAAGAAGCTCGCTATTAATGAGAAATCACAGCTAGGATACATAATGGAAGTGCAGGATCTGGCTGGAATAAAGGTCTACCTCGGTATTCCGTTGACGGGAAGCAACAACTGGGTATCCTTAGTTCCAAATATCTTCGATGGTCCAATAAACGCCGGAGCCTTGATAGAGATAGCTATGCATGTAAATCCTCCAAAAAAAATTAAAGATAAGAAAATCTTTTCAATGGAAAAGACGGATGGTCCAATTGCAAATTGGAATGCCTTATTTACAATGGAACCTGGATCTGACTTGAACAATATAATGAACTCGCTGTTCAAGATAAATCCAAACAATCAAATCGATCCAAATCCCGGCGATTTTCATGTAGACAATGAAAACGAAGACGAAGACGAAATAAATTGATATTTTGACTTTTACCAATTCGATAATAGTATGCCTTGATCTTGCCCTTGCCAACACAGGGGTGGCTGTTATATCCGTAGGATCTGCGTCGGACACATTGCTTCATGTGGACACTATTCATACTGAAAAGTCCGATAAATCAGTTATGAGAAAGCTAAAGATTAGGACATCCGATGACGAGTGGAGAAGAACTAAGGAGCTGGTTACGGCGCTTGAAAAACTACTGCTGGACAACAAGCCTAGACATGTATTTATCGAGTGCCCTACCGGTGGATCAAAGAACGCACAGGCAGCTAAGAGCATGGCTATAGCCAGAGGTGCTGCCTGTGCGGTAATGTCCAACTTTAAGATACCTGTCACTCTGGTCACACCCTTTGAAGCAAAGAAGGCGGCAACCGGAGAAAACTCTGCATCGAAAAATCAGGTTAAGAGTTCCGTAATAAAGGAGTTTCCTTTATTTACAGGGTGGATAAAGGGAAAACGAGGACAGGTACTTGAAGGACGCAACGAACATGTCTATGATGCGCTCTCCGTTTACACGGCCGCCAAGCAAACAACTATTTACAAGGAAATAAAAAATGACTCAATCAACCACAACAAAACTGTCTCTGCTAAGTGAGAGCACCTCTTTCACTCGAATGCCAAATTCAAATGGCGAAGGTGAACTGCTGGAGATCAAGGTTACCACCAAGGTGCGCACCCCCCTTGGAGTAATGCACGACACTACGCAATCGTTTGTTTTGAATGGAGAAGATGCAAACGATACGCTGGCCTCGCTCAGAGTAATTCACAACAACCTGCAGCTTTCGTTGATGAAGATGCAGCAGCAGCAAGAAGCCCAAGATGTTGAAAAGAACAAAACCGATAACGGAGCAGAGCTTTCTATAAATAAAGTTGCAGGGGAGTGATTGTGGGTAGTTTAAACGACAGGATATTCTCTCCCGCAAAGGCTGCGAAAACTTCTAAGAACACCGAACTGGTATTCGAAGATGCCATCGCCCCAAAAGATGAGTTAAAAAGCTGGTCAAAAGACTATGAGTTGTTTTTTGTAAACACCATGCATATGTACCTGCGAATACCTGTCAGCTTGTTTGAATTGTACGCAAAACAATTCAACAAAAAACTGCATATAATGCATTTTGTGCTTCCCGAGCCTATACTAGTAGAGGACGTAGTAGCTCCGGCAGGATTCAACCAACCTGAGGCCGGCTGGAGCCGCTATGTACAAGGACTTCCAAAAGAGGAATGGTCTGACTTCCGTAACTGGATGCTCAACTCCAAGTGGATGGCTGCTGACTCCAAGGGAAACAAAATTTTATACAGCTGTGAATCTGAAGAAGTACTGATGAGGGATCCGGTAAAGCTTCAAACAATGCAGATAGTTGGAATAAGGGAATTCGTTTCAATCACTTTCTTTCTGCCTAGCAATCCTGTCAGCAATCTTTATTTGAACACCAAGAACGGTCCGCCGTTTCACTGCGTATATGTATCAAGAAGCAGCTCAGGACCAGGAGAAGCTGCATCACTGTTCCAAAAACTAAGGGAGACGTCATGAAGGTAAACTTTCATGAAACGGATCCTATGGAATCCGAGACGTCTTTTCCAAAGGACAACAAAGGCGTCGTAATGCTGGTTGAACCTTCGTTCTACGGCAAATCAAAAAGTGCAATAATATGCGTAATAAGTACTGCCTCTAATTCTGGAAAATGGTTGTATAGATACCGCCTCAAGGTCAGCGATAGCGGTAAGCTGCTGCTGGAAGACCTTGGTGAAATCAGAAAGTTAGAGGTGGATCAGTAGTGTAAATTTGGGCATATAGTGCGTTAAAATAAATTACCAGCGATTTCGCTGCAAACCGGTTGCAGCAAAGTTCGTTGGTTAGGACGTCCGCCATCCTTTTGGATGGCGGTTTTATTTGGAGAATAGGATGCAAAAAAAGACCAGCAAGGACGTTGAGTCTCAGGAGTCAAAATTTGTTGTGGTGACCGTGGCGTTTGGTCATGTTAACGAGTGGGGATCGGCCTATGTGGAGAGCAGTAGAACGAGAAACTGCTCCTACATCGGACGCACCGATCAAACTACCCGGGCATTCGTGCTCATGAAGGCAAATGGGGAATGGACACCGATAGCCAAGCAGTGGCTGGACTGGAAGGAAGGTGAAGAAACTCACTTGTCTTTCTATTGGCTGACCGAGCAAAAGGTTGTCGTGAGCGACAAACAGATCAAGTGGTTCTTTGAGGGCCAGTCAGTCTGTTGGAAGGATCTGCCACACATGGTCAACTTTGCAGGAGCTGGGGCGATAAGAATGTATGCTCCCGGAACTCCTCCGTTGGCAACCCTGGCACTTCGAAACCAGCAGTTGTGTCGAATCTACAGATCGGCATCGATGTTAGTTAACGAACCTCTCATTTGGATTCCAAAAATCAAAATGCAGGAAAATCACTGCATACTAGAGATATTGCTCCGTCATCTGTGCGCGGGCGTAGGCTCTACCAAAAGCCCGATCTACTTCCAAATGAGGAAATTGCTCGAGTCAGAGTTCGGCATGTCTCCATGGGAGATGTATCTGGCGGCCGGCTGTCGTACAGAGATTATGTGCCACGATGTCTACAAGAAAAAGGGCGTCTTGAACAAGTGTCTGAGGATCGTGGATATGCTTATCAAAGCGCCTCTGGAGATGTTGGGAATCTCCATGAATGTTGCAAAGAAATGGCTCAAGTCCAAAGACTTAAGCAAGTTCTGCAACTACATACCGTGGTGGTTCGCCGACGACGAATCCCCATATCAGATTCCTAACATCGAGGACAGCTACGTAACCGCAAAGAGAGTGGAAAGCACTTTAACCAGCTCTCGTAGCTTCATCCCGGCAAGGGAAATGGGCTATGAGATCGGCTCTCAAAGCCTGAATAGAGGGACAGAGGAAGTTCAGGACACGATCATCGAAATCAAGATCGCGCCTCAGCTTCCTCCCCCTGTCGAACAGGCTGAATGCGAACTGCAAGAGCAAAATGTTCAAGGCTAACTTCAACCCTATCTCCATACAGGGGGTCCCAGAAAATTAATTCTGGGACCCCCTCTGGAGTGTTGTTCTACACCACTTACTTCCAAACTTTTAGCATTTAAAAAATGGTAAACACCTACATCACCCACGTCATACGTTGCCTGTACAAATCAAACACATTGGATATCTATGAGATTTGCAAGTTGATGGGAGCTTCGGAAGACTTTTGCAAAAAAATAATTGAAAACCAAGACAAAAGCTACACCGAAGGACTGACGCTAGAGCAAGTAGACAAAATCGTTGACTTCTTTGGAATGGGCATATTTGGCACCAGTTTTTGCAAGGAGCTTTTCATTTCGCAGCACTCAAACTATAAAAATTGGGAAAGCTTAGAAGAAGACGACAAGAAGATGGTGAACATCGGCACTGCGCTCAGCAGCGTTACTAACAGATCTCCTGCAAACGCAATAGGATACACAAAAGAATGCTCGGATTTTCTAGAGAGCTGTGAGCAAATGATATCGATAATCAAAGAATCTGAATCTTCCAACGATGTAAACGACAACTCCGCAGTTTAACCCCACGGTAAAAGGAATAAAAAAACAAATGACAACATCGATCAACTACGTAGAGAAACTCAAGCAGTACCGTAATGCGAATGTTCCCCTGCTAATCTTTGGCGGTCCCGGTATCGGCAAGTCCGAAATCTGTAAACAAGCGGCCGATGGTGACGAGGTCAAGGATGTTCGTCTTTCCATGCTGGAGCCTGTTGACATGCGCGGCATGCCGGTTGTGAACAGGAGTGGTGACGGCTCTCAATTCAACGTCGAGTGGGCCAAGCCCGACTTCCTGCCCCGTGACGGCAGGGGCATCATCCTTTTTGACGAGCTGAACACCGCCGATCCCAGCGTTCAAAATGCTGCCTTACAGTTTATTCTGGATCGCCGCTGTGGTCCGCATAGGCTGGGAGATGGCTGGTGGATCGTCGCCTGCGGCAACAAGTCCAGCCACAAGGCTCACGTCAATCCTCTGAGCGCTCCTCTCCGTAATCGCTTCGTGATCATAGAGATGGAGCCGGATTTTAACCAGTGGCGCAACTGGGCGATTAGCAATGACATTCATGAAAACGTGCTCGGCTTCATGAGCAGCACCAGCGGCCAGCACCTATACTCCGATCCCACTGACGAGTATGGTAATTTCCCTACTCCTCGTGGTTGGACAATGGTGTCCCGTTTGCTAAAAAGCCATATCGTCGAACGTGAAGCGATCGAGGGCGCTATTGGCAAAGCTGCAGCGAACTGGTTCCTGCAGTACTGCAACGAGATTAAGGTAATGCCGGATATCGATGCTTTGCTCGAAGGCAAGGCCACCTATCAGGACGGCCCTAACAAGCTATCCATAACCTACGGGATTGTCAGCAACGTCCTGTTCCGTGCTATCAAAAGTCCTGGGCTAATTGACAAGGGTGCAGCAATCATGCTTTCAATTCGCCCCGAGATCAGTTCGCTTTATTTTGGCGGCCTGCTAAGCCAAAAAAGCGACAAGTTTCTGACGAACGTAATGAAGTCCGCCAACACCAAGGATTGGCTGTCCAAGCATCGAGCTCTGCTCGTTCCATTTGAGGTGCAATGATGAGTGAAATAAATCCTACTGATATGCAGGCTGCCAGAAAGAAAATGAACAAATGTATGTTCAGGATGTTCCAAGACTTTCCGTTTTGGGCGTTTCTGATTGAAAAGTGCAATATTAAGCTGATTGCAGATACCGATAAGGTTTCTACAGCCTGCATCGACAAACACGGCAACATCTATTTTAGCAAGTCGTTTTTCGATTCTCTGTGCGATAACCACATTCATTTTGTCCTTGCCCACGAGGTTATGCACTTGCTACTAGACCACCACAACAGACGTGGAGCAAGAGATCTCCACATGTGGAACATCGCTGGCGATGTATTAATCAACGAAATGCTTAAAGATCATTTCAATGAAAACAACATTTCTAATGAATACATATCTAAATACGTTACTTGCACATCCATAAATCTAGATATAGACCATAACTCTGTGACCACCGAGCAGGTGTACGACAAGTTGGCTGCAGAGGCGGCAACCTATGTAGACAAGGTAAATAAGAGTCAAAAAAGCAATAGTAAAAACAAAAGTTCAGGTCTAAATGACAGCAACGACATCGTCGATTTCGAGCCAGGAGAAGAGCCTAAAGGAGACAACATAAGGGATAAGTCCGAGGACACTCCGAAAGACGGCAAGGAATGGGCTGAGGCTGGCTTAGAGGCAGCCACTAGGAGTAGAATGGCGGGCAATTGTCCAAAGTTCATGGAGCGTCAAATAGATAAATTGATAAATCCTGAAGTGGCCTGGTACAACGTCCTGGCATACTACCTCAGGCAAAAGTTTTGCATGAATAGCAAAAACAGGTATACATTCACTCCGCCTAATCGAAGGTATTTGTATCAAGACATAATTCTTACAAGCAGAACAGGGGCTAAAAAACCCAGCATTGCGTTCTCCATAGACACCTCTGGATCAATGTCGCGAAGTGACATAACGAAGGGGGTGTCGGAAATGGATGCCATTAGAAAGCTGTATAAAGTGCCTGTTTATTTGATGGAAGCTGATTACAATGTTAACAGAGCAAAATGGGTCCGACACGATGAGCCCATTCCGTCGCTTATTGGCGGCGGAGGAACTTCATTTGTTCCGGTCATGGACCATTTGAAAGAAAACAAGCCCGATGTAGACGTGCTTGTTTACTTTACCGACGGATACGGCGATTTTGGCGATGACCCAAAATTCGACGTACTGTGGGTAATGAATTCAGACGTCGTAGCCCCATACGGCAAAACAATCAGAATAAACAATTAAAAATAACAAGAGGGGGTGCATGTGAAGTTAGTGCACCCCCCTATTGGAGCAAAAACATGAAATACTTCGTATCTTTACAAAAAAACTTCATAGACATTCAATCTTTTCTTAAAAAATTTACAAACTCCAAAATGCTGTTCGATCTGCCTCCGGACTACTTTGAGTGCTGTTTAAATGGCTCAACTGCATATTTGGATACTAACATCAATCAAAAGTCTCAGCCGCCAGCTGCCTTCATGGTGGGCGAGATGCTTTATGTACCTTTGCACATTGGTTGGAGTCAAGGCGGCGGAATCTACGGATTCTATTTCTGCCGCATAGCTAAATCTGCCTCGTCAATGTTGAATTATGGTGATGGGGAAACCATAGACAATTTGGCAGATGCCGAACCAGGTATGCACTGTCCGCCAAGACAAGTTAAAATGGTGAAAACAAATGAGGACTTCAAAAAGAATCAAATTAAGTTGAGTGCTCAGTGTCTCAAAATGCTCAAGGCGACTCCTATGAACTCCAAGATATTTTACCCTGGTAGCTCGTCTAGAGGCTTCAAGTGCAAGGCTGAGGACGTGGTTAAGGCATTCGCCATGGGCTACATAAAGCTGCCCGAGAGTAAAGGCTTGCTGGAAGCCTTGTGCAGTTGTAACTACCCTCTAGAGCAGTTCATGCAAAACAAAGAAAATAGCACAACCTCTATATATGCAAAATTCATCGAATGCTGCAAATCGGAAACGGAAATAAACAATCAGATTTGCAGCATAAGATGGAACAATGTGGTCCCGAGGATCTCTATTTACTTAGAAAGAACCGACAAGGCCCTCGATGAAACGTGCGCGACCAAGTGGCGAAAACCCAATAAGCACTCCAAGTGGCCATATACCCTTGACCACCACTGGTTTGAATCCCAGGAGTCGCCTATCTCTCTCCAGCACCATACGCTAGCTTCGCTGATGGGGAGTAGCAGAAGATCCAGCAACATGGAAAAACTGTATTGCGATCTGCCTGTGTTCGCCAATATTCGCTTGCTGGAACTGTGCAGAAAAGGCTTGGAATTCTTTTTTAACAATCTGCAAAGAATTATCTTGGCTAACACTAGCGAGTACGGGCAATACGTCTCAGCGGTCAACAGTCTCGAGTGGCCAAACAGCAGATACTCTTCACGACGACTTAGCCCCGAGATGTTCCCGGTGAAAGCATGTTTGGCATTGGGAGTAATGCCTACGTTTGATAGCTGTGGCGTATTCCAAAAGTTTGTACCAATTGCAAGCAAATTCTGTAATAATACAAAAATTTTGTATTATTCCGTTGATCCAAATGGTATGTTTACGACAAGACGTCCAGACATTACCTTATTGCTTTGCTACAGTACGGGCTTGATGAATATAGCGCATATTGAGCACTTTCTGGGCCCTATTGGAACGTCGTCTGATGTTTTAAAAGCCGACCGCACAAAGATAAACTTGAAACTGAGCAATAATGTCGTATGCTGTATGCCGATGGAAGCTGCGCACGAAAAAGTCTCAGAGCTCCTTGCCAAACAAGGAGTTATATTTCATATAAACAAGGCCAACAATCTTGCTTTATCTTCAATAACAATAAATAAAGAATTTGAAGAGTTGGACCATATCCTGAGGAGGAGTAGTGCTCAAGATGACGAAGAGTTATCGGAAGTCTATCAACACCCCTATAGCTCTAATGGTGTTTAAGGGTACCTCTAGCTAATAATGGATTGATTTATGAGCAAATCGAGTAAATCTACTAAAGCAAGCACCAATTCTCCTCTGGGAATGAAGGTTGGCGTTGGCCCAGGTGCTAAAAAGCAAGATCCTGTAAAAGTTACAGATAACTCCTTTGGATGGGCAGCAGTTGCAGGCATACCAGTGCCTCCGGCTGCAGAAGCTCGAACATTTCATAAGCCGCTTGGAGAATTTCCAAAATTGGTAAATGGAGGAGTTATACAAAGAGAGGAATTTGAAAAAATAAATCTCATGCAGGCAGGACTTGATCTAAATGCTAAAATAGATTTAAACGTAAAACCAATGCAAAGTAAAGAAGGTGCAGTAAGGGAAAACGCCCTTCCTACTGTACTTTCTTTTACCAATCAAACCATTACAACAAAGTCAGTTGAGATAGACTGGTACGGAGCCAAGCTTTTAATTCAATGTTTGAATGCCGTATACCATAGAGCGGATGTTAATAGAGGTGGACAAGAATGGTTAATGTTGGAAATTTCTTTGGACAAAGAGACATTAAAGCCTATTTGGCGGCCCCCTGTAGCACAACTGGGAGAAAATGGTAGAATATCCATACCAGAATTCTACTGTACCGTCGATAAACAAACACTAAAGTGTCAAGTACTAAATATAGAATTGTTAGATTTAAAAACTATGAAGTATGTATTAGTACTGAGGGTGCTAAATTAACAGAATTTAATGCCAAAAATTTCTAGTTTAAATTTTGGATAAACTTACATAAATCCTAAAAGAATGTTTAAAAATGATTAATGATGAATTTGTAAAAAAGGGAGTTATTGAGAACGAATCTGATACTAACGTTATCAAAACGGCGTCCGATGAAGTTCTAGATAAAGTAAAATTGTGCGATTCTAGGTGTAAGTGCAACTGCAAAAACAACAATAGTCAAAAGGAGGCTAAGAATGAAAATAGTCAATAACATTCAAGAGGCCATTCCTCTAATGATAAGCGCTACCATCAACAGCGACTTGGTGCTTATGAACGCTTTGTTAGACAAATTTCCAAAGTTGATTGTAATGAGAAACAAGCGCGGACACAACCTGCTCATGATGGCTGCATACTACAGTCAGCCTCACATAATGAACTACTTGATCTCGCTTTATGTCATTGCTAATCCGATGATCAATCCGAATGATAAGGATAACGACGAGCTGACTGCATATGATTGGGCAGTGCTTGCCGGCAATGAATTTGCCAGAAGTATTTTGTCCAAGGTGATGGACAATGGGGATAACATTTAATGACAGGGTTTCCATCAAGCGGTAATTTTGCGCCTCAACGCAGGACTCTTGCCCACGCTGACAACGTGCCTAGTCCATTCCTGGACTATGCATCGCTGTATATGCCTACAAATCTTAATGAGGCATTTGAAATTGCCGAATTGATGTACTATAGCAATCGTACATTTGCTCAAGCCATAGAGTATGTAGTGTCTTACTTCACTGGATGTGATATTAACATCCTTGCAAAGGACGAAGACAAGAGCCATGAATATAAAAGGTTTCTTGTGGAAAAGCTGGACATCAAATCTTTAATGTTTATGATCGGCAGAGATGTAAAGGTTTACGGCAATAGCTGTATATCTGTTTTGGCCCCATTTAAAAGATTTTTAACTTGTTCAAACTGCAGTTCTAGCAAACCCATTCAGTCCATTGACTATAAATTTACTTTAAACCAAGGCTTTAGTTATCAGTGCAATCACTGCAACAAACACTGTCAGATTAAGAATCCTGATGACAGACCTACTTTGCAGGAAAACGAAATATACGTTAAACGATGGAACATAAAAAACATACGAATAGTCGGCCATCAGTATGGAGGAAAACCCCAATACTACTACGAGATACCTACGTCTGACGTACAGCAGATCCAGGCTGCCAACAAATCCTTCTTGGAAAGCGTGCCTTGGGGCATAGTGCAATCTGTAAGATCTGGGACCTTATTTCAATTCGGCGAAAACATGATACATCACTTCTCTATAGGCAACCTGAGCGACATACGTCTTGGAGAATGGGGTCTTCCTCCGGTAATAGCTGGATTCAGGGATGCTTATCTCGCTCAAATACTGAAGAGAAACAATGAAACGATAGCCATGGATCACATGCTGCCCATTAGAATGGTGACCCCTGCATCGATAGGCGCAGGCGGCGACTTCATGAAATCCATCAACATAGGGTCGTTCGGACAGCAGGTCATGCGCTCAGTGGAAAGGGCTAGAAAAGATCCAACTGGATGGCAGTGGATGCCGATACCTGTCAACTACCAACTGCTTGGAGGAGAAGGCAAACAGTTTGTGGTGCCTCAGCTGTTGGAGCAAGCGCAATCCGACTTCCTAAATGGAATAGGTGTTCCAGTAGAGCTATACAGAAAAAATCTAAGCGTTCAGACTGCTCCATTTGCAGCAAGACTATTTGAGGCCGGAGAGGCGCACTTCCTACATGGACTGCAATTCACGTTGTCTTGGATAGTGGACAGAATAAGCGCAATATTGAACTGGATCCCATGCGAGGCGGTCCTTACGCGTCCTACCCATGCGGATGATATAGAGCGCAGAATGCTGATGTTGCAGATGATGATGCAGGGCATTGCCGCAGAGCAAGATGTGCTTAATCTTTTCGGCCTGGACTGGAAGGAGACTTTCAAGAAGCGCCAGATCGAACAAGAGTTCAAAATGCGAGAAGAGAAGATCTACCGGGATCGAATGCAAAAAGCTCAAGAGAACGAGCAGATCATGGCTGCTCCTCCAGGTGCAAACATTGCCGCACCCGGACAGACAATGGGCGCAGAAGGGATGCCTCCTGCTGCATCAATGCCTCCAAATGGAGTTGCAGGACCGATGTCGGCAGGGCCGAGCAAAGATTTGGACAGCTTCTTTGCAGATGCGCAAGCTAGAGTGAACGAAATCATGGCAACGGCACCGCTTGGATCGCCGCAAAGACGACAAATCCTGGATCAAATCAAGGCACAGGATCCAAATCTGCACGCAGTAGTAAAATCAATGCTGGATCAAATAACTCAGCAAGCTGCCAATCAAGGCAAGGAACAGCTGAGACAGCCAGTACCCCCTCAATAAATAAACTAACATCTAAAAAGGAGCAGCCCAGGAAACTGGGCTGTTTTTACATGAACCACAGATATTCATTAAGAAATGTAAAGTTACAAAAATGTTTCTGGAGCGGACATGAATACAGCTCCAATAAAGACAACAGAAGTGTAAAAATAGAGTCTATCAACAATAAAATGGAGATACAGGCTAGGTTACATAAAAATGTCATAGCCAAAAGATGCAACGTTAGTTGGATGGATTGGGAGCGTGCAGATTGGGATCCTGATGCTTGCAATGAAACAATGTATATTTCTTACGCCGGCTGGAAGACCAGAACCACATCTATGGCAATTGCAGCATTGCTTCCATCTGGTTGGAGGTACTTGAATGGACATGTACTGTCCCCAAAGGGAGTAAGAATTGAAATTCCTGTAGATGGATATCTAAAACTAATAGATCCAATAATTGAACATGAGCAGTCCTGGAACTGTGCGATGTAAAAGACCCTCGTGCTGCAAAGGAATAGGGGGCTTCTTACCAAGGTAGTCCCTTGATGCCCTAAAATAGGGATCAAAGCGTGGTATTAATGCATACACCGGCTTATAGGTATTCTGGGTGTTCCAGAATGCCTAAAAGCACATTCAGAAGGAGACAACGACAATGTTCTTGCTGATAATCTTCCTTATCTGCCTCATGAACCTACCCTGGGGCGCCTTTTTCGAAAACGGCAACTAAAGGGTAAAGCCCTGGGCGCCCTAATAAGGCGCCCGGTTTTTTTTAGATACTGTACGTATCCATGAGGTTAAAAAAGACTCTATATTGTGATATAAATACATAACCCGCCTATAGGTATTCTGGGTGTTCCAGAATGCCTAAAAGCACATTCGAATGTGTTTAATAAACACATTCAGAAGGAGACAGTGACAATGAAGAAGGTTCTTTTGTTCGTGTGGGCGTCGTTACTCGCCGTCGGTCTGCCCATGCTGCTGATTTGGGCAGCTCATCAGGCTACTGTTCTTACGATGGGTACTCCTGTCGTACCGAGCAGCCTCACTATCCCCCCTATCCTTGATAGTGGGGAACGGTGGTACAATCCGTTTTCTTGGGGCCTCGATGAGGCTGCCGCTTTCGCTACTCAGCAGGCCACATACGCTGCTAATGCTGCTGCTAATGCCGCGACTTCGACCGTTGGAAGTTGGACCGCTGGTGTGTTCATGCGGAATGGCATTCTGCTTGCCTTGGCAGCCGGCCTCTTCTTGGTGCTCTCATTTACCCCGTTCTTCTTAAGCAAACGGGAAACGCTGAAACAGTATTGGAATGGGGTTGATCCCAAGTTTGAGGAGACCTCTGCTCCAATTACTGCTGTTCAGCTGCCACCATCAGAGAAGGATTTGGCAGATGCCGTTTCAACGCCTGTGGCACCGGCTAACAGGCATCCCAGGGCAAAAGCCGAAAAGGCTGAAGTCTGAGCCAGTTACGACGACTCCAAACGCTTATTGTTCCGACTCGGGTGCCCTAATAAGGCGCCCGGGTTTTTTTTAGATATTGTACGTATCCATGAGGTTAAAAAAGACTCTATATTGTGATATAAATACATAACCCGCCTATAGGTATTCTGGGTGTTCCAGAATGCCTAAAAGCACATTCGAATGTGTTTAATAAACACATTCAGAAGGAGACAGTGACCATGTCAGTTATCAGAGGCATCTTCACGCACACCGTAACTTTTGTTGTTGGTTGTTTTGTCGGTTTCGTGGGCCCATTCGTGATTTCTATGCTCGTTGCCCCTATTACCGTAGCGGCGCAAGACAGCAAGATCTCCACTACTCAGGCCCAGGCCCCGGCTCCGGCTACTGAGGTTCCAACCGGATCGCTCCTCTGGCGCGATCCTGCAGATCACGATCTCGATTGGCTCCTTTCGGTCGACGAGAACAAAACCCTCCTAGTCATATTGGGAGACTCAATTCAGAATCTCAACATCTTCCGAACGCGCCATCACAACTTCGGATCAGATGACATCGTCTGGCGCGATCCTGCAGATCACGATCTCGATTGGCTCCTTTCGCCTAAACTCAAGGACGAGATACGTTCGGACAAGGATGGACTCAAGTCGAAGGTTCCACAAAGTTTGTCAGATCGGATCAAATCTGCAAACTTGGCAGCGATACAGGTTGACCGTCGTCTTCTGAAGACGCAGGAACGCCAAAAAGCTCAAATCAGCACTAGCCAGATCCTGACCGAGCTCGTTCCCCTATACTCCGGTGAGGACTATTCAACTCTTTACACGGAGGCAACGGATGCTGGAGTCAAAATGGTACCCCATTTTGGCAAAACCATGGTGGCGGCATATGCTGATTTGGAAAGTGAAGACATGCCTGAATTGAAGCGCTTGAAGACCTCCAAGGTCTCTAGACTTGGTAGTATCTTTACCAAGCATGTTCTCGATCAGGAAACTCTTCATCTTCCCGAGTACGAGGGCGTCATCGAGTCCTTCGCTAGCAAGGGGGAGCCTCGCTGTGCAGAAGTCGTGGAGGTCATCCAAAGCGAGCGAATAAATGACGAGCGTGAGCTTGAGTCATTTGCCAATCCCAGCTGGGGTCAGTTTTTCAGCTGGTGGTGGAATCGCTGAGTGTCAGAGAAGCAAGTAAAGACCCTATCGTTCTAATTTGCAAGGGGAGCCAACGGCTGCACCGGCAAAACGCTAGGGTTATTTCAGATCTTAGTGTGTCGGGCCAGACACACTAAGATCTTTTTTAGCTATTAAATAATTAGACTAAAAATAGCCTTATATTGTGATATAAGTGCATGGAGGTCCTATAGGTATTCCGACAACGTTGTCGGACTGCCAAAACAATATAGACCTCAGAAAGAGAACACAAATGCTTGTGAAGACATTTAAGTGGGATCCCAGTTGCCACACAGTTGCGCTCAAGTCGGACGGCACCGTTGTTGAGTGGGGCGGGAACGGCAGTGGCCAAACCACTGTGCCAGAAGATCTGACTGGTGTGGTGCAAGTCGCGGCGGGCGAAGCACACACAGTTGCTGTGAAGTCGGATGGTACTGTTGTGGTGTGGGGGTGGAACGGCTGCGGCCAAACGGATGTGCCAAAAGGCCTGACGGACGTTGTGCAAGTCGCGGCGGGCTATGTACACACAGTTGCGCTCAAGTCGGACGGCACCGTTGTTGAGTGGGGCGGGAACGGCAGGGGCCAAACGAGTGTGCCAAAAGGCCTGACGGACGTTGTGCAAGTCGCGGCGGGCGAGTTACACACAGTTGCGCTCAAGTCGGACGGCACCGTCGTATGTTGGGGGGACAACGGCTGGGGCCAAACCACTGTGCCAGAAGATCTGACGGGCGTGGTGGAAGTCTCAGCGGGCGAGGAGCACACAGTTGCCTGGAAGCAGGACGGCACCGTTGTTGCGTGGGGAAGAGTCCCCGCGAACTAACTGAGTACGCCCAGCCCGGCGTGCTCAGACCTGAGTACTCCGACGTACTCAGGTTTTTTTTAGCTATTAAATAATTAGACTAAAAATAGCCTCATATTGAGTCACTATATAGAAGAGGAGTTATAGGTATTTCGGCAACTCTGCCGAATAGCCAAAACAATATAACCCCTCGAAGGAGACCAATGGAAGCATCTAGCGAACTCGTCGATTCCACAGGTATTTTGCAAGTTGAGCCGGGCCGTGGATACATAGTTGCGCTCAAGTCGGATGGTACTGTTGTGGTGTGGGGGTACAACAACGCCCGCCAAAGAGATGTTGCGATAGATGTGCCAAAAGGCCTGACGGGCGTGGTGCAAGTCGCGGCTGGCTGGGGCCACACAGTTGCTCTCAAGTCGGACGGCACAGTCGTCGCGTGGGGGTACAACGAGAACGGCCAAACGGATGTGCCAAAAGGCCTGACGGGCGTAGTGCAAGTCGCGACGGGCTATGCACACACAGTTGCGCTCAAGTCGGACGGCACCGTCGTCGTGTGGGGGAACAGCGGAAGCAGCCAAACGGATGTGCCAAAAGGCCTGACGGGCGTGGTGCAAGTCGTGGCGGGCGCTTACCACATAGTTGCGTTGAGGTCGAACGGTACTGTTGTGGCGTGGGGGTGGGGCATTAACGGCCAAACGGATGTGCCAAAAGGCCTGATGGGCGTGGTGCAAGTCGCGGCTGGCGTTCACCACACAGTTGCGCTCAAGTCGGACGGCACCATCGTTGCATGGGGGTGGAACGACCACGGCCAAACGGATGTGCCAGAAGATCTGACTGGTGTGGTGCGGGTCGCGGCGTGCCGTTTTCGCACAGCTGCCCGGCTGGCGAACGGCACCGTCGTCTCGTGGGGTGCGCCGGTTGAAGGTTCTTCTCAGGAGGCGGCGGATTTTTCTCTTGCCATTTTTGGCTTGCTTTCTTCTCATTCCCCCTTGCAAAATGTTCCAAAAGGGAGCATACTATGCCCTTTATGTAATAAGGGACATATGCCCTTTAAGGACATAGGGGGAGAAGTTGAACGAATCGAGGGCGTTATTGGCAAGTATGCAGCGAAGCGGCTCCTGGATTGGTGCAAGGTTGTGCCATGGTAGGACTACAAGGACTACACATGGGGGAAGTGAGGAAGAAAAGAAGTTGCACTCTTCCTTCTTTGCTCCCTGAGTGTTTCTTCTTCTAGCTGCAAACCTGAGTACTCCGACGTACTCAGGTTTTTTTAGCTATGGCAAATAATGTCGATCAATATACATACCAACTTGACAACCGTAAGTGATGGTCCTTAAGCTGTCAACGTCTGCACTTACAGCCCCAGGAGACCCTATGAGCAGAGTACTTGTTATTGGAGACACTCACGTTCCCGCCATGCACAAAAACTACATCTCTTTTTTGCAAAACACCGCTAAAAAATGGAAAATAGACAGGTTCGTACATATTGGAGATGTCCTAGACCATCACTGCATATCGTTCCACGACAAACACCCCGACAATCCCGGGGCAAAGCAAGAGTTTGAACAAGCCTATGATCAGGTGCAAAAACTATACAAAGCTTTTCCAGAATTGGATATAACGATTGGAAATCACGACATGAGGGTCATGCGTCTAAACGCAAAGATGGGAATTCCGAAAATATATCTGAAGGAATTTAACAATCTTTATAACACCCCTAAATGGAAATGGAAGGAAAATGTTGAGATAGACGGAATCTACTATTATCACGGAGAAGGGGTGGGGGGAGGGCAACATCCAGCCTTTGCAGCAGCCAAGATGAGAATGCAGTCCACAGTAATAGGGCACTACCATTCCGCTTGCGGCATATGGTATCAGGCGGGACCAACGGCAAAAGTGTGGGGAATGAATGTAGGTTGCGGAGTAGATAGGAATCATATATTCATGAAATACAGTCAGGCCTTCCTTAAGAAGCCAATAGTGTCATGCGGAATCGTAATTGACAAAAATCCGCTTATTGAAACGATGAATTTAGGCAGCTAAATAAAGTGCGAATGTTGGTTACAATAGTTTATAGAGTTCGTAAGAGCTTTAAAGTTAGATATTAAAGGTAGTTATGGGCAGACGAAAAAAAGAAAACAACTTTTCGTACGTCGACATAATAGTATCTACATATATAACCAAGAAAGACTACGAAAAAGCTCAGCTTAATTTCTCAAATAACTTGAGCATAATTGGTGAACAATGCTATACTGCCAAAAAAACTAATAAAAAGTCGCCAAATTTCATCGTCGAAATAGAGGAAAACGACGATGACGACGATGACGATATATACTAAAATTAACCATGTAATAAGTTAGTATTATGTAATACTGGTCTAAGGTCAGTATTACATCCCCCAAACAGCCCTTCTCGCCAGGTTAAACTCCGAGGGTTGTCTTCATCTTTCTCTAAATCTTAGATCTTAAGGAGCATAAGATCCAGGTTTAACCATGAGGGCGTTCCTCCTGGTTTGCAGCTGCTTTAACATAGGAGACAATGGTATGAAAAAGCTTGTGTGCATCATGGTCGCCAGCCTTCTGTTCTGCCCGCCGTCGTACGGCCAATCAGATGAGCTGCTTGCGGCAATTCGTCAAGTAGAATCTAGCGGCAACGACAAAGCCGTTGGAGACAATGGTCGAGCGATTGGTCCCTACCAAATCCATTACGGATACTGGAGGGATGCTGTTGAATACGACAAGAGCATCGGCGGCACATACGCCGACTGCTACAACCCAGAGTACTCTTGCAAGATCGTACGAGCCTACATGAAACGCTACGCTCCCAAGGGGGTCTCAAATGAAGTGTACGCACGTATACACAATGGTGGTCCCAGGGGTCACCTTAACAAGAAGACCGAGGCCTACTGGGCCAAGGTCAGAAGGGAGCTCAAGTGAATGTAACGCCACCTAAGTTCGTGACGTTGTCGCTCTTTAAGAACGCATGGTACACTCATGACAACAACAGCCTTGATGATGCCATGTCCGAGGATGCACAGGTCATCCTCCGGTTCTGCAATTGGGCGTCCGGAATAGTGAAAACTAAAGCCGGATTCTGGAAAACAGTTTCGTACGCTGCAGCTCACGAGGAAATGAGGAAGTTGCAGCAGAAGTTCAAACCTATGATACAAAATTCAGATCCCTCTCTGAATCAGATCATGGGTTTGGGAGAAGCAAACGCCTCCAATACGCCAAACACTCCTATCGACCCCCGGTTGATGGGAGATTCCCCGTTTGAGGGCGACGATTCTTGCTGGCGTGACTACCAGAAGGATCATCAGTAACAAGTACATTGTCTCCGAGGGGAAGAAGTGCCTAAAAAACATTTCTTCCCCTCAACTCGACTATGCGAGTATAAATAGGGTTATAAGCATAGGTATTCCTGTAGAACTGTACAGTTCTATAGGCTGCGTTTCATGTATATCCGTTTATACATGGAGGAACCAGAGTATCCTTCAAGTTGATTTAGTGGAAGTGAAACACCCGCTAATAAACTGTTTCATGAAGGTATCTCCCTTGATCAAAGGATCTGACCCCGACTTTGATCATTGTAATATTGATTTGTGGGTTAGCGCGGTATCTACAGGCGAAATACCCTGTAGGTACTTTTTCATTCTCCCAGGTGTCAAGTAAGAGGATTGTTATTTTCTTACTTGGTATCTCTAATAATCGTAAGCGGTTATTAGAGATGTCAAGAAGACACTCGACAGCCCTGACATTGCCATTTTAGGGTGGCTAAAGAGAAAAAGGATGTCAACTACGACGGTAGAAGACTATCCTGGTCGAGAGACTGCCATCATTTGGAGTGTAAATGTTGGATAGTCTAAAAGAAAAACACTCAGGACCCCCCTAGCCTAAACCCTAAACTAGGGGGTACCCTTTAGCTGCACATAACGGTGCACCTAAAGGGTACCATTTGGTATCTAGAAATGGAGGATTGTTATTTTCTTACTTGGCATCTCTAATAATCGTAAGCGGTTCTTAAGAGATGTCAAGAAGACACACAATTATTCGACATGCCATTTTAGGATGGCTAAAGGAGATAAAATACCAAGAGGACTTATGTAGAAGACTATCCTTTAGGGAAGATAATCTCTGAGTCGGAAGACTAGCACTTTTTGAGTGTGGATGTGGCTAGTTCATTAAAAACACTCAGGACCCCTCTAGCCTAAACTAGGGGGGTATCCTTTAGCATCACCTTATTAGG